TCCATAGCGACGGCGGTAAACATCCACCTGCCGTCACGACAAAGCAACTTAGCGTCTTCAACACCGCGGTACAGATCTACTCCACATCTAGAGAAGTCGATCGGTCTTAGGTTCTGCAGCTCGAGATCGTCGCTGAGCTCAGCAAACCAGACGTTGTTTCTAATCTTGTCTCCGTATGTTACGCTAAGTTCGCCGTGTGGCAGAATAACATAGTTACTCGAGCGAAACGTAATCGCGTATCCCTTGAAGGGATTGATTCCGATAGACGGGTTGAACGCAGACCAAAGCTTGTCTTCTTTGTCAACCAATCTTCTTAGATAGCGAATCTCGCCGCCAAGCTTTTCAAACGTAGAGTCCAAGAGGATACCGATCTATGACAGGAGATGTTTTCTTCGCTAGCGCGATTATGTTATCGCCGACGTCTTCTATCTCAAACCCGGCGTCTCGCAGCGCGTTGACAGCCTGGGTCAACCCGTCTTCAAAAAGATCCTCCGTCCACACCTTTGGAGTGAATCCAGCGCTCTTTAGAACTTTTATAAGACTCGTCACCGAGTACTCATAGTTGTGACGATGGTACTCTCGGCTTCGATGATAGTGCATAAAGAAGTACGGCTCAAGACCGCTGAGCATCTTTGTGATCCCTCGAGAACTTACGACGTTTGGTGTTGTCAAAAGAAGAGTGCCGCCGGTCTTGAGAACTCTGTTGACTTCAGCGAGCATGAACATCGGATCGATCTCCATGTGCTCAAGAACCTCGCAACACAGAACCGAGTCAAATGTCTCGTCCTTAACTGGCACTATTGAGTGCTCGAGGTCGACGTTGTAGCAACGGACCGTCGTGCTGTAACGCCCCAGCGCAAACTCAACGTCGCTTGTTCCTGTAGTCTGCTCAGAATGATCACGCAGACGAGTGCCGTGGATTTCTAGGTTTGGTAGAAGATGTTTGGCGACCATCGGGATAAATCCGCTTGTCCCGATCTCGAGCATCTTTCCACTTAGGTTTTCCCTAAAAAGCAGATCCGCCGTCCTGGCCAATCTCGCGGTATGAACGCTGTGGTACTCATCGGCCCCCTGAAGAACGTCCCGAACCACACTCTCCACACGTTCATGTACCCCGTTGTACGGATCCGTTTTCATTTTTCTATCCTATCCTCTTCGTCCTCTCCCTCGTACACAACAATAACTGCGGCTGAAAAGTGACGGTTTTCATCATGGATTATGATGTTGATTAACCGTTCACCACCTTCCATAGGAGCGACTACAAATGAGTCTGCCTTTCATCAAACTAGTAGTGCCAACCGCGCTGAAGCAGTATAAGAACGGGCAGTTGCCCGACTCTGTTCTGGCAAAGATCAAGACCGGTGGACGCATGTATGCTCCGGTTGCCGAGCAGTTCAACGCGATGTATGACGCGGCTCTTGCCGCCGGCTTTAAGTTGAAGAACGTAGGCGACTACCGCGGCTTCGAGGATCAGCTCAAGATGTTCATGGATCGCTACGTCACCGAAGACACCGGTACCGGCGTGACACGTCAGTACGAGGGCAAGACCTGGTATCTCAAGAAGGGCAAGGCTCCGAGCGCCGCTCCAGATCCTACAGGAGTCAAGGGTTCCAACCACGGTTGGGGACTTGCCATCGATCTTGGTTACGACCAGGGAGGCAAGCTGACTGGTATGGGTGGAGCGTGCTTCGACTGGATGTGCGCGAACGCTCCAAAGTGGGGTTTCTATCTTCAGACAGCAGACAAGAACTCCAAGGAATTCGAGGCGTGGCACTGGCAGTACTGCCTCGGCGACTCGACGCCAAGCGGCGCGCCTGCTGCCGCTCCCGCGGCAGCCGCTGCGCCAGCGCCAGCCGCTGCGCCCGCCGGCGGTGGAATGAAGTTTGACTACCCCGGTTCGCCAGTGCAAAAGGGTTCAACAGGCGCGGCCGTTAAGCTCGTGCAGGCTGTCGTTGGCGTAACCCTCGTTGACGGTCAGTTTGGCAACGTCACAGCCGCTGCCGTCAAGGCATGGCAGAACGCGAACGGCCTCAAGGGGGACGGTGTCGTTGGACCCGTCACCTGGAAGAAGATGTTCGGCTGATGGAAGCGATCATCGTCGCTATCATCGCCGCCGTTGGTGGTGTTCTTGCTGCTCTTGTTCAAAAGGGTCGCAAGGAAAACGTTCGCGATCACGCGATGGTCGTCGACGCACTTGGTCGAATTGAAGAAAAGATCGACGGCCACATCAACGACCATGCTGTCGGAAAGTTCCGTGCTAGAAAGGTAAGCTGACGATGGGCAAGCAGAAGAAGTCAAGTGGCAACGGCGGTTCGCGCACTCGAGTGAATCCGCTGACAGGCGTGACCGAGACTGTACCTGGCACGAAGGCTGGAAAGAAGAGAACGCGCACGGCACCTGGTGACCCCTTGCGCACTCACGTCTCTCTTGAAAAGAAGGGCAGCAAAAAGTCTAAGTCTAAATGACGCAGTGAAAATGATTTATCCGCTGTAACTTCGAAAGGAGACTCTCTAATAGGGACGGCTGAAAAATCAAATTCTAGCGTCTTAGTTCTAAGCGCTACCTTAGGGGGATACGGCCGCGGCTCGGAGGTGACCGCGGCCTATCTCGTTTCTACGTTAGTTGTTCAGTCGTCGCAGGGACGAGTCCATGGCTTGAAGCCACAGCGACCTTTTTGGTCAAGGTCTGTGTACAGCTTCCATGCAAAGCCAAAGCACGCTACAGGGTCGTTAGCAAGAACGGCCATTGGTCCGTACACCATCGCCACGTAGTCGCGATGCACGGCAGCGTTGATCTGCATCGCGCAATGGTCTGTTCCGTTGTATTGCGGATGACCAGGCTGGATCGTGTTATCGCAGCGCGACTCCTTCCACGCCTCATCAAGAACGTCCGCCATCAGCTCGGGAGGCCAGCCGCCTGCGCGCGCTGCGTCGAACAGTTCAACGCATCGGCCGTTTGCGATTACCTCTAGTCGAGCTGCGTCGTACGCAAGCTCTACAGGGTCTGGTGGAAGAGTTGTCGTGGTGGGTGGGAGAGTTGTCGTTGTTGTCGTTGTTGTCGTTGCATAGTCTATCGCGTCAACTCGCACTGGCTGTACGGGCGCTGTCTCTGTAGATGAATCTGTGTTATTGACTGCTCCAAGAATTGCAGCTATCAGTAGCGTAGGAATTACCAATATCGCTTTAATTGTTGACATGCTTACTCCGTTCTCTAGTTAGTGCAACGGGTAGCCCAGGGACGCCACCCACACTTGTTTTTTACTTTGCTATAGTTAAAGATCGCTAGTCCGGCACGAAGGTTGACTTCAGGGTTAAATAAGTCCTCACACGAGTTGAGGATTCCCTGGTCCTGAAGCCAACCTGCTTTGCTGTACCGGCTTGGGCGACACCAATAGCCGTTGATTTGTATGAGCCCGCGGCTTCCGCCGTTAGGGTCTTTCTTATATAAAGAATTTGTGTTGCATCTACTCTCGCGATACATGACTCGGCTGAGAGTCTTCCACTCTTTTTCCGGCCAACCGACGTTGATAGCAAGATCGTGGTATTCGCCACACTGCCCGTAAACTAGACGAGCGAGGTCCGTCCAGTTGACTCCCGAAAGATCTATCGGAGGCGTCGGTGGAGCGCTCTGTGCAGACACCGTTGCTAGTTGCACCGTGCCACCTGAAAGCATCAGACCTGTAAAAAGTAAAAAGGTACCTACAATTTTCATGGTGGGGGGCAGTCCTCTCAAAGGGAGCGTATGGGGGGCTGTTAATTAGACCTTACCACATTTATTACGGAAATGTAACTATCTACGGTAGATAGTTGCATCACGCCTAGGTACACCGTCAAAAATTAGATCAAACTGTTTCTCTTTCGCCACATTTTGTGTGACTTCCCGTGAGAATTAGCCGACCACGGCTTCACCGGTCCGAGGAAATGAAGAATGGCTGGACTGATCTTTTTCGGGTCCCAGTCCTTGTCTCCACAGCTTTCTATGTACGGGTTCGCTCTCGTGCTCATCATGAAGTTGTACTCGATCGGCAGCTCTTCGTTCTCGTCATCAAACGCGACAGCGAACACGTCCTGGTCATTGTACTTAAACTTGTCGGCATGAGTCTTGATAGCCTTCTTAAACATCTCAACGGCGTTGATTGCGTTCCATCGCGGTAGGTTTGCCACGATCACCCCAGTATTGATATAGCGGCCCTCTGTGCCATGAAGTCTGACGTGATTCTCGGGTTCGTTGTGATCGACGACAGCAATCGCCTTCTTTGGCTCGATGGCGAAAAGCTCTGTTAGGTCTCGAAGAACAAGAATGTCAGCGTCGAAATAATAGGCGAAGTTGACGCCTTCCCAGAGAAGCTCGCCTAGAAGTAGTTTTGCGTACGCGACGATCGAGACGTGATTTCGAGTCGTAAGATTCTCAAGAAACGCGCCTTTTACACTTACGTCGTAGAACCGTAGGTCGATCTTGTGGATGTCGGCAAGTTTTCTTATCCTGAACTTTGAGTTCTGGCTCAGGTTGTTCCCGTGCATGACATAGACCGGGTACTTCCTCCCCGAAAACTCCCACACGTCCAAGATCGCCGGAAGAGCCTTATCCGCGTACCCATCATCGAGCACGAACACGATAGCCTTTTTCTCACCCATCTCTTCCTCCTCTGTCTATTCTACAATAACCGCGGCTGAAAAAATGAACCTAAGCCACTCCAATTAGGATTTCATCATGTACGAGTACCACGTAAAGCGCGTAACCAAGGTTGTGGACGGCGACACCATCGACGTCGACATCGATCTAGGGTTTGATATCACTTTCTCGTCTCGAGTCCGCCTAGCAGGCATCGACACGCCCGAGTCACGGACGACAGATAAGGCAGAGAAGGTTCTGGGCCTCGAGTGCAAGGACTACCTCAAGAAGGCCATCGACTCGGCGAAGTCGATCGTCATCAAGACCGAGAAGCTCGACAGTTCTGAGAAGTACGGCAGAATCCTCGGCTGGCTGTATCTTGACGGAGCGGACAAGTCTGTGAACGAGGCTCTTATCGCCGGCGGATACGCCTGGGAGTACATGGGCGACACCAAGGTGAAGGACTTTGAACTCCTCCGCCAGCGCAGAGCGGTAAAACTGGCCAACTGACGTCGCGATCTATCCACTCTACAAAGTGCCTGGGTGTGGCCATTGATGTGATACGGTATTTCATACATCCTTAACCTTAAGGTTGTATACTTTAAATTGTACAAAAGACCGCCTCTAGGAGCGCAAAGACCGTGGATACAGGGCCAAAAAGTAAGGTAGCTTTATTATACGCCCGAGTTTCGACGTCGATGCAGGTAAACGACGGAATGTCCCTCGATGCGCAGGAGCGCGACTTAAAAAGGGCCGCCGCGTTGTCTGGGTACGACGACGTAGAGCTTCTTCGTGAAGAAGGCCGGTCTGGCAAGAGCATCAAAGGTCGTCCGGTTCTTCGCGAGGCTCTCGATCGTCTCGACCGTGGAGACGCCGAAGCGTTGTTCGTCACCAGAATCGACCGTCTCGCTAGATCAACCCAGGACTTCCTCTCGATCATCGACAGAGCCGGGGCCAACGGATGGAGAATCGTGATGCTCGATCTCAACCTCGACACCTCCTCGTATCAAGGCAGATTCGTCGTCACGATCATGTCAGCCCTCGCCGAGATGGAACGTGCCATCATCGCCGAACGGCAGAAGGACGTTCATCGAGATCGCAGAGAAAAAGGTCTCAAGTGGGGAGTAGACCTAGGGCCTAAGCAGAATCTTCCCACAGACGTCGTGAGCCAGATCTTTGAATGGCGCGATGCTGGAATGTCCTACGGGAAGATTGCCGATAAACTCAACAAGACAGAGACGCAGACGGCGCAAGGTAAGAAGTGGTACGCGTCTACGATTAAGTACGTGGTAACTAACTACAAAAAGGAGGGACCGGGAGAGCAATCTGCTTAGCCGTGCGTCATGCTCAATCCCGGTCCCTGTGGCCTCGCTCTCTCCCAAAAGCGTTGCCAGGCTTAGTTCAAATGTACATTAAGATCTACTGCTCAGGCGTCATTTCTCCGTCTTTTTTGCACGGTCCGTCGAACATTATGATGCCTCGATGAGTCTCCGGCGGAACGTGATCTCCACACTCAATTTGCTCTACGTAGTCAGATCTTAGTGTCACCTTGAGGTTTGTCCCATCGAGTTTTGTGGTGTCTGGGATCCCAAGTTTCTCAACTTCATCAAGCCACTTTCTAACGTCGGCGATCGTAGCATCACTGCTATTGATCATGTATACGCTAGCCATTCCCGTGACTCTTACTACGGCGCTCATCGAGCAAACCTCGATGCGATCCCCCAGTCAACCTCACCGGTTGACACGGCTCGTGGCATAAGCATTCTTCCAACGATCTCTGCTCGAGAACCGAAGCCGTTGATCTCCATTCCGCGCTCTGAGATCTTGCGCTGGAACGCGATCTGTGTCATTGGTTTTTCGCCTCGCTCCTCGCTCCACACGCGGTACACTGCGTACAGAGACTTGATCGGTGTTGTCGCGCCTTCAGACTCCTTTGTCTCTTCTTGGAAGAAGAAACCGATGCGGTCTTCGTTCTTGCGATAGATCTCCGCGGCCTCGCTAACAACGGAGCACCAACCAAGAGCGTCTCTCGCACTCGAGCCGAGAAGTTTGATCGCACCTTCGACGGCCCACGAAAGAACAGCAGGCAACCCGCCTTCGGGGTCGAACAGATAGTGCTTGAGATCGGGGTCAGGATTTTCTGGCACGTTAGTAAGAGGCACGGGACGAATACGTCGCCACATCGCGTCGTCGCTGATGATCGGTCTGTGGTTCGTCGTGATCCATAGTTTTGCGCGTGACTGGAACGTAAACGGCTTTTCTCCAGGTGAACGTGCTGATATTTCAGACGAACCCGTAAGTTTCTTAACCGAGTTTTCCTTCATGCGCTCTGACTCCGGCAATTCGTCAACCCATACGAGACGTCGTCCACGAAGCTCAGCCCAGTGATACAGATCAGATCCGTGCGACTGACCATCGCCTTGCGCGAGAATGCTTGAGTCAAGTGGCCATGCGTACTGTGACGTGCCCATCGCTTTGACGAGCGCTTCAACCATCGTGTTTTTACCGGACCCGGGAGGACCGTACACCAAGAACATGATGTCGTATGTGCGAAGACCAGTCAGTGAGTATCCTGCTGCTTTTTGCAACCACTCCTGCAACTCTCTGTCGCCTCCGGTTGCGAAGTCGATGAACTGTTCCCAGCGAACATTCCTAATACCAGGGTTGTAAGCGACAGGAGCGCGACGAGTGATGTAAAGATCTGGACGACCACGAAGTAGCTCTCCTGTTCTCAGGTCAATAACTCCGTTTGCTACGCCGAGAAGCGTTTCACCGCTGTCCCACGTGTCAACACCGACAAGCACTCTAGGGTCTGATGTTGCGCTTTCAATAGCGTTACCGATACGTGCATTTGACTTCGCTTGCTGCGCCCACTTAATCACTTCTGATTGCTTGTCTGCGTCGTCAAGGTAGTGAACTACCTCGCTCGCGATGATCGGCGCAAGCTTCTTTGATAGCTCGCGCATTTCTAGATTTTCAACGTCAGGCTTCCAGTACCCGCCGTCCCAGTGAAACCAACCTAGTCCTGGAGTGTATCGAACAGCAGGACCAAACGAATCAATGAGTCGTCGTCCATTTCCGGTATCAGTGAGAGTTCGCTTACCAGGTTCGCCACCTTCGTCTTCTCCCAACGCGTCGGGGTCAAGAGGAACATCAATGTTTGTAAGCTTACTCGCAGACGAGAGCGAATCACCGTCAACGACAGCGCTATGAACAGAGCCCCCGATAGTGCCAGGGAGAGCTTCAATGCTGTACGAAGATGACGCTGTAGTAGACGATTTTGTTTGTTGCTTCTTAGGAGCAGATGTTGAAGTTTCACGCGTCTCCTCCTGAGATTTCTTCGCCCACTCTTGAAGACCGGGCCACAGTCTTTCAGTCTTCGGATTGTCAAGAACGAACTGAATAGCACGCCGAACGTGCATCAACAATCCACCCGGGCCTTCGAGCTCGAGAGGAGGACGCACCTTTTCGGCGTTGAATCGAATCATCATCGTCTCGACAGCGAGCTTTCCGGCTTCTGTGTCGACGGGAAACTTGTTTGCAAGAGCGCACGTCAGCGCGTAGATATCAACTGCACGAGAACCCTCGTCGATACCGTCTGACAAGAGTCTGTCGATGTCAATTTTCTGACCACCAAACTCGATGCCATCGAGGAAACCCCAGTCGCCTTCAGACAACGCTGTCTCAAGACGACGAGATCTCTTTCTAAGCGATGCTAGAAGCTCTTCAGGCGCTTCAGCGATGGGGATCTCCCACGGCGCCTTACCCTGAACCCATTCGTAGCACACACCAGAAAAATGTCGTGACGGCGCGATAAGCACGTAGCCGTTGTGTTTGATATCTACTCCAGGAAGACCTGACTTCTTAAGGTTGCCAACAAGAGCCTCTGACTCGTCGCAACGATAGAATAGGTGTCGACCACGAATAAGCTTTCCGCCCATCGAGTATTCGCCGGTAATCGCTTCAACGGTTGGAGGCAGCGCGCCTTCAACGAGCGCCTCGAACTTTTCAAACGAGTCTGGCCCGCCCGAGCGTGGATCGATGTCGATAACAAAGAACCCGCTGGGGCGACAGAAAACGCTGACGTTGTTTTGACTGCTTTCTGGCCACCACGACTTGACTGTTTCAACATCGCTCGTTGCATGAATATTCCATTCCGGAATGCTCGGATGCTTGCCGACATCTTTCGGCTCGAGGTGCGTGCCGCCGCACGTGCACTTACCGTTAATGATTCCGTAGCAAGGCATGACCTTCCAGCCTTGCTGAGCATACCAGAGAGCTGCTGGTCCGAGACGCCCCTCGGCGTTCTCCCAACTACTCATTGGAACCTGCGACGACTAAACTAGTTGATTGCGAATACTCGCTCGACATGTGACACCTTGAATTGGGAGAAGTAATGATGCCGCTACGGACTACTGAAAAGACAACAGTTGAAATATAACCGGGCACAGTCTCTCTCCAAGGCATCGACTTAGTTTTTCTTTGAGAATTCGACAATATCACAAGCAAGACGCTTTAGTCGTGATAATGTTCAATACATCTTCTAGTACATGGTACCGTTACAGAAACTAGCGTGGAGGGTTCATGGGTAGTCTTTTCGATGACATTCAAAAAGAAAAAGCGGCCGCTGGTAACAAATCCAGAATTGCAGAGATCCTAGAAGATCTGAGCGACTTGGACAGAAAAGATTTGCTAAAGGCGCTCAATGATCACAGCATCCCCGCGTCTAACATCTCAAAAGCAATGGGAAAGCGTGGTTACAAACTAGCGATTAACGTGATTAGTCGCTACCGACGTGGAGAGCTGGTGACTAAGTTCGATGAGTCTATCTGATGAAATCCGCAGTGAAGACGAGATTACTGAGCTTAAAAAAGCGCTGAAAAGAGCGCAGCAGGCTGAGTACAAGGCGAAAAGAGCAAGTGAGGACATCGTCGAGGCTGTCTATACAGCAGCTCGAGACGCGGCTCTGGCTTCTCATAAGCCAAAGACCGTCGCAGCAAAGCCGCCGGCTAAGGACACTCGAAAAGGTAAAGCAGAGCACGCCCTGATCCATCCAACGGACTGGCAGCTCGGTAAGAAGACAGCCGGGTACGACATCGAGACGTGCGGCCGCCGTATGGAGCAGTTTACCCAGAAGGTGATGGAGCTGACAGAACTTCAACGCGCTCATCATCCAGTGCGTGAATGTACCATCATGTTTGGTGGCGATATGGTCGAAGGCATTACGATCTTCCCGGGACAGGCCTGGGAGGTTGAAGCTCACCTTTTCGAGCAGCTCTTTGAGACAGTTCGCATCGAAGAGATGATTGTACGGTCTCTTGCGCAGTTCTTCGAAAAGGTCAACGTCGTGTGTGAATACGGCAACCACGGACGTCTGGGCCGCAAGGGTGAACTGCCGGCGAATGATAACATAGACGCCATTTCATACAGAATTGCCTCAGAAAGAACCCGCGACCTCAAAAACGTCTCGTGGCAGCTCTCGTCTGACTGGTATCAGATCGTGACGATCGGAAACTATCGAGCACTTCTTGTTCATGGTGACGAGATCAAGTCTTTCGGCGGAAACACACCCGCATTTGGTATTCTAAGAAAGTGCAACGCGTGGGCGACAGGCGTAGTGCCTGACTTCCATGACGTGTACATGGGCCATTTCCACACGCCAATGAGTCTTACGATGGCAAACGGCGGACGTATCTTTGTCACCGGATCTCCGGAATCTGAGAGCGTCTATGCCGCTGAGTTTATCGCCGCAAAGGGCAAGCCGTCGCAGCGGCTGCACTTCATCGACCCAGACAAGGCACGAGTAACAGCAGAGTACGTCATCTGGCTTGACTAAGTTGCACAGAGTGCCATAGAGTAATATGAAGTTGATGGCACTCAAGCGAAAAAAGACCACAGCACGTCTTTCTCGTGTTCTTGAGCTCGCTGACGAAATATCTTCTCGGCAAATAGAAGACGATTCGTTAGACGAGCTTTCTAGGGTTGGAGTACTGTGGGCTGGAGTTCTCGGACTCGACGAGCCTGTAGAAGCGACCGAAGTTGCGGCCATGCTCTGTGCGTACGAGCTCATTAGAGCGACCCGTCTTGTAGACGCCGAACCTCACTGGGTAAACGTCGCGTCTTATGCTGCTATCGGCGCCTCCTGTGAAAGACCGGAGGCTGGCATCGATCCGCTAATTAGCGAAGATTTTGATGATAAAATATCTGGTAGTCCGATAGGGTTTTCTCCCGGGCATACAACCTCACCACGCAACTAATTTGATAGAATATCGGCAAGTGTCCGATTGGAGTCTGCGTGTCTTGGCCTAACTACGTGCTTACTAGAGTTGTCACCGGCAACTACGTAACAGCCTCGGGTTCTGCTGCGAGCGGCCGTGTCATTTTCACCCCTACGTCGCGTGTTATTGATGAGAATAATGCAGTCATAGTTGAAGACTCGATCACAGCAACTCTTGACGCAAACGGTGAATTCAGCATTGCTCTCCCAACTACAGACAACACGGCTCTCAATCCGGTCGGCTGGGCGTACGAGGTCAGTGTACGCATACATGGTCTTCGTCCACGAAAGTTCTTCGCGTTTCTTCCGTACGGAGACGGTTCTGCTGTAAATATAAATAATGAAATTAGCACTCAACCGACGCCTGTAACGTCTTCTCCGTTTGCAAATTACGAGATAGTTCCGGAGCAGTCGGGACCCGCAGTCGAGTGGCCAAGCGACGTTCTTACAAGGGCTATCACGGCAACCTACGTGACAGCCACAGGAGCAGCCGCAAAAGGTAGAGTCACCTTCACCCCGACCGCCAGAGTTGTCGATGAAAGAGACTCGGTCATCATCGAAGACACCATCGTCGCGAACCTAGACGCGAACGGTTCGATATCGCTGAGCCTTCCGACGACTGACAACACTCTTCTAAAGCCAGAAAACTGGGCCTATGAGGTAAACGTTCGTCTGTACGGTGTTAAGCCGCTTAAGTTCTTCATTCTTCTTCCGTACGGAGACGGCACCGCCGTAGACCTGATCAATTCCGTCAGCACCGTATCGACCACGATCGCGGATTCAACCATTCAGACCTCTACTCTCCGCGGCCCTGTCGGCCCAAGAGGTCCGGGAACTATCGTAGGATCTGGCGCTCCAGGGCCGCTAGTCGGTTTCGACGGCGACATCTACATAGACGAAGACCTAGGAGAATACTATGGACCAAAGGCCAATGGAGAATGGCCTGCTTCTCCGTTCTTCTCGATCACACTCGTGGCGACTACTACACAAAGACACGTCCATACTCAGACCGTAGCTTCAGCTACGTGGAACATCACTCATGCCCTTGGCGGAAGGCCTTCTGTGACAGTCGTAGACACCGGCGCAACTGTCGTTGTTGGAGACGTGGCCTATAATAGTGATACATCGGTGACAGTTTCATTCGCCGCGCCCTTCTCAGGCTACGCGTACCTCACATAGGAGTTCTCTTCCATGGCACAGAAGTTTCTCACAAACATAGATCTCAATAAGAATCAACTTCTTAACGCTGTCATTCAGAAGCTTGGAGCTGACCCGACTACAGGTCTTGCAGAAGGCTGGATCATTTATCGTACAGATCTTGACGTTCTCAAGATCTGCGACGGCTCCGCATGGCACGTCCTAATCGAGAACGTTCAGTCAGGTGGCACACACTCAAACGCTCTTACCATCACCGAGAGCGGTGGAGTAATCACGATCACTCCTAACCTTGCTGATGGCTCAAACGCTGGTCTACTTTCATCTACGTTTTACTCAGATCTAAACGCGGCGACTTCATCGAACACAAACAGCACGCTTGCTAAGCGCGACGGTTCAGGTCGCTTGCAGGTTACGGCACCATCGGCAGATCTCGACGCAGCGAACAAGGCGTACGTTGACGCGGCTCGCTCCGGTCTTGACGTTAAGGCGTCTGTAAAGTACGCGACAAACGCGGCTTTAGCGACGTTCACTCACAGCACTGGAGTTTTGACAGCTTCTGCAAACGGCGCGTTCTCGATCGACGGTGCGACGTTTACTTCAGGCGACAACGGCACTCGCGTTCTCGTTAAGAACGAGACATCAAGCAACGCCCCGTACAACGGTATCTACACAGTCACCGATGCCGGTGACGCAAGTAATCCGTGGGTATTGACTCGAGCGACCGACGCCGACTCCAATACTGAAGTTACGCCGGGAATGTTCACGTTCGTCGAGCAAGGTACCGCGTGGGCCGACTCTGGCTGGATTCTTACAACAGACGGGGCGATCACTCTTGGCTCGACAAATCTTACGTTTGTTCAGTTCTCGGCTGCCGGTCAAAGCATCGCTGGCAACGGTCTTACAAAGACCGGCAACACGATCGACGCTGTCGGCACGGCAGACCGCATCAGCGTCTCCGCAGACGCGATTGACATTGCAAGTACGTATGTTGGCCAAAATACAATTACAACTCTTGGTACGGTCACTACAGGAACGTGGAACGCAACAGACGTTGCAGTGACCGCAGGCGGTACGGGCTCATCTACAGCATCTGGTGCACGAACAAACCTTGCCGGAGACATCACCGGAGGGTCCACAAGTACACCCGCTCTTTCTAAGGTAGCTTCTCAGACGATCGGTGACAATAGCAGCACTTCATTCACGGTCACTCACAACTTCAACACAAGAGATGTCGTTGTTCAAGTCTATGAAGTTAACTCACCGCACGACACCGTGCACGTAGACGTTGCTCGCGCAACTGTAAACACGGTGACAGTCACGTTTGCGTCAGCTCCGTCGACAGATTCGTATAGAGTAGTAGTTACAGGTTGATAGTTCGCCTCGAGGGGCAAACATAAAAAACAGCGCAGAGTCGAGGCTCTATGTCATTCAAACTATTTAATCTATTGCGTGCTCGCTATTTCAATAGTGAAAGCAATGCTGCAATCGAGGTCGGCATCAAGGATGAGTCAAATCCTCGTTTGGCCGTTGATGCTGGCGGTCGGATTACTTGGGGAGATGGCACAAACGCTGTTGACACAAATCTATACCGTGACTCAGCAAACACGCTTAAGACCGACGATACACTTAAGGTTCCCGCTCTCTACGTAGACAGTATTGAGGTAGACACGACAGGTGCCGCTACTGGAAATACTTTTGTCTACAATGGAACAAAATTTGCGCCAGGGACAGCTCCTGTCAACATCCCAGGCGGCGAGCCGATCGGACACACGGACAAAACACAGAGTGTTATTTCTTTTGATGAAGGCAACCGTAGATTCTCGATCGCACCAGTGTCTGGCTCTTTTGAGGTCTGGTGTAAAGGCGTCAAGTTTACAAAAACCACTACGGAAACAATAGACATTCCTGACACCAGTGGTCTTTACTATATTCACTACGATAATACAGGTGAACTTTCCTACAGCACGACGTTTTTTGATTGGGAAAACGACACGCCTACAGCGTATGTTTACTGGAACGAAGTAGATAACAAGGCGTATTTCTTTGCCGACGAAAGACATGGAATTGTTCTTGACTGGGCAACACATGAGTATCTTCATAGAACCCGTGGTGCCGCAATTGCCAATGGATTTGGTGCCAACAACTACACCACAACTGGCGACGGCTCACTTGATGCTCATGCAAAGATTGATATTGCCGACGGAACCTTCTTTGATGAGGACCTCCAGGTAGACATCACGCACTCCGCATCCCCGACCGCAAATACGTGGCAACAGCGACTACAGGGTGGCGCTTACATTCCCGTTTTCTATCGTCTTAATAATCACTGGCGCACGGACACAGCGACACAGTTCCCAATGAAACAGGGGACATCTCTCGTTCAATACAACTTAAATACCGCAGGCACTTGGTCGACGACCGACATTAGTAACAACAAATTCGGTATCACATGGATCACCGCTACAAATAATCTTGGTAACCCGATCATAGGTGTGCTAGGTCAGGCAGAATACAACACCCAAGGTGAAGCAGAAGCAGTTACATGGGAGCAGATGGACCTTGGTGGATTTCCTGTTGTTGAGTTTAGACCTCTCTATAAGATCATTTACCAAACAGCCAGCGCTTATGTAAATACACCAAACGCTCGCATCACCTCGGTTGTCGATAAGCGAGTAAGCATTCCTCTTGGTGGCGTTCCGGCAACACCAGTCTCTGACCATGGTTCGCTTACTGGTCTTTCTGATGACGACCATACTCAGTACCTGCTTGCTGACGGAACCCGCAACGCTTCGTCACTGAACGTGACCGGCGCATTGTCGTCATCAACTCTTACAGTTGACAGCATCGAGATCGACACGACAGGCGCTACAACAAACCAGGCATTAGTGTTTAACGGAACAAAGTTTGCTCCCGCCACCGCAGCAGGACCGCAAGGTGCGCAAGGCGCGCAAGGCGCTCAAGGTGTTCAAGGTGCTCAAGGTGCAACTGGGTCACAAGGCCCGCAAGGTGCAGCAGGAGTGCAAGGTGTAGACGGCCCGCAAGGCGCTACAGGAGCACAAGGGCCGCAAGGTGCTACAGGCGCTCAAGGCGCAACAGGCGCGCAGGGAGATACGGGAGCGCAGGGTGCAACTGGAGCTCAGGGCGCGCAAGGCCCGCAAGGTGACGTCGGCCCGCAGGGAGCAACAGGCGCACAAGGCCCTCAAGGTGACGCTGGCCCTCAAGGTGACGCTGGGCCACAAGGCGCTACAGGGCCGCAGGGGTCACAAGGAGCACAAGGATCTACAGGTCCGCAGGGACCACAAGGCGACGCGGGTGCTCAAGGCGCAACAGGCGCTCAAGGAGCACAGGGGGCAACTGGACCGCAAGGTCCGCAAGGTGATGTAGGTGCCCAAGGCGCAACAGGTGCACAGGGCGTTCAAGGCGCGCAGGGTTCACAAGGGGCCGCTGGTGCACAAGGGCCGCAAGGCGATACAGGGCCGCAAGGTGCTCAAGGAGCTCAAGGCGCTCAAGGTTCACAAGGAGCCACAGGCCCGCAAGGTGCGCAAGGAAACTTTGGTGGCGTTACTTTTGAATACGTCTTTGATACCGACACGGCGCACACTGACCCCGGCGCAGGAAAACTTAAGTTCAGCAACTCAGACATCACTCTTGCTTCAGAACTAAAAATTGATGACGTTGACGCCAATTCAACAGACATTCAATCGTACCTGAGAACAATCGACGACTCAACGAGTACGATGAAAGGTCACTTCCGCATCTCCAATAAGAGCGACTCTTCTGACTTTGCGGTGTTTACAATTTCAGCGGTCACCGAGGAGACGGGCTTCTTTGACGTCGAATGTTCATATGTCTCTGGCTCGGCGTCTTCGTTCAGTAACGGTGAAAGTATCGTTATTACCTTTGCTCGCACTGGCGACGTCGGCGCGCAAGGGGCACAAGGCGCGACAGGAGCACAAGGGCCGCAAGGTGCAAACGGAGCGCAAGGCGCGCAAGGAGCAACGGGCGCGCAAGGCGCGACCGGAGCACAAGGACCACAAGGCGACGCGGGTGCTCAAGGCGCCACCGGTGCACAAGGAGCAACAGGTGCACAAGGCGCAACCGGTTCACAAGGCCCGCAAGGTGATGTCGGTCCGCAAGGTGCTCAAGGCGCCACCGGTGCACAAGGAGCAACAGGTGCACAAGGTCCGCAGGGTGACACCGGACCGCAAGGCGCAGCGGGAGTGCAAGGTGCTCAAGGTGCACAGGGTGCTGCTGGCGCTCAAGGTCTTGACGGCCCGCAGGGCGACACTGGCCCGCAAGGGCCGCAGGGTGCTACGGGCCCACAAGGAGCCACCGGTCCGCAGGGTCCGCAGGGAGATACAGGGCCACAAGGGCCGCAGGGCGCAACAGGTGTGCAGGGTGCGCAAGGCGCACAGGGATCCACTGGACCGCAAGGTGACACCGGACCGCAAGGAGCTACTGGACCGCAAGGCGCAAATGGCGCGCAGGGCGCAACCGGGGCACAAGGACCCGCTGGTCCTCAAGGCGACACGGGCCCACAAGGCGCACAAGGATCCACTGGACCGCAAGGTTCAACAGGTCCGCAGGGTGCAACAGGTGCTCAAGGCGCACAGGGACCACAAGGCGCGACAGGAGTGCAAGGCCCTGCCGGACCTACGGGCTCGATCGACGATCTATCTGATGTCGCGTTGACAAGTCCAGTAACTGGTGACTTTCTTAAGTACAACGCTGGCTCCTGGGTTAACGACCCCATCAATTTAGGAACAGACACCACTGGAAACTACGTTTCTGACGTTACCGCCAGTACTGGAATTTCAGTTTCGCACACTCCAGGTGAAGGCTCAAACGCGACAATATCTTTGTCAAATACGAGCATTTCACTTAATGGAACATCTGTATCTTTAACAAGCGCCAGCGCGCAAACAGTAACTGCAGCAGCCGGAACGCTTACCGGTACGTCGCTTAACTCAACCGTTGTTAACTCGAGCTTGACTTCCGTCGGGACGATCGCGATCGGAACGTGGAACGGAACAACTATCGCGGTAGCTAACGGCGGAACCGGAGCGACGGACGTCGCCACTGCACGAAGCAACCTCGGTCTTGCTATCGGAACTAACGTTCAGGCGTATGACGCAGAACTTGCTGCCATCGCCGGGCTGACCAGTGCCGCAGATAGGTTGCCGTACTTTACGGGCTCGGGAACGGCGTCATTGGCAACATTTACCTCGTTTGGTCGTTCTTTGGTTGACGACGCCGACGCAAGCGCCGCGCAGACCACACTAGGTCTTGTTATCGGAACAAACGTTCAAGCGTACGACGCAGATCTTTCTGCGATCGCCGCCTTAACTGGAACTTCAGGTTTCCTTAAGACTAACGGCGCCGGGACTTGGAGCGTAGACACAGCGACATATCTGACATCAACAACTGGCGTTACTACGGTAAATGGAAATAGTGGAGCGATTACCAACGTTGCACTAACGACTGGAACCCTTGCTCAGTTTGCATCTGGCACGACACCAACCGAATTACGCACACTAATATCTGGGACCACAGGGCTTGGAAACCTTGTATTTGCATTATCGCCCTCAATTAGCACCAGTATTACCACCTCCTCTGCCTCTTTTGACTTAATCAATACGACGGCAACAACTATAAACTTTGCCGGAGCGGCGACAACACTAAATATTGGAAACTCGTCTGGCACGGTGACGATTGCCGGAAACTTGACGGTCAACGGCACGACCACAACGATCAACTCGACAACATTGAGCATTGACGACAAGAACATCGTTCTTGGCGCGGACAATACGCTTGACACAGCAGCAGATGGCGGAGGTATAACTCTCAAGGGTGCGTCAGATAAGACATTTAACTGGGTTGACGCAACAGATGCCTGGACTTCCTCTGAGCATCTCAACCTTGCATCAGGGAAAGCGTATTACATCAATGGAACGTCGGTACTTAGTTCTACAACTCTTGGTTCTGGAGTCACGGGGTCGAGTCTTACCTCGGTTGGAACAATCACTTCAGGAACCTGGTCTGGCTCATTCGGTGCAGTCTCGGGAGCAAACCTCACGAACCTGACGGCAGGAAACCTTTCTGGAACAATACCTGCTGCCGTAATGGGCGACTCCTTCCAAGTAACTGGAGAAAACGGTGACAATACAGTCACAACAAACAGTACCGCGACCGTCGTTGACTCCGTAACCGCTAGCGGAACTCTCGCTATTGAGTATACGTTGAGGCTTACGCAAGGAAGTAAGAGAAGGCTCTCTAAGATTCTTGTTAATCCAAATAGCGCTGGCACAGACGTTGACTATGTCGAATATGCCGTCATTGAAACGGGTGGTGCAATAAGTGGTGTCTCCGTAACAGCAGATTACTCAGCACCAAACTTTAGATTGCTTGTTGCCGCAAGCGATGCAGCAACTACTAATGTAACAGCCAAACTTGAGAAGTTCGTAATGGTGTAATCATGGCTGTTAGTTCATTCAAAATATCAGATGACCTAAATCTGGATGGCGTGACATTTAATCTTGCTGGAGCAACATCCGGTCAGGTATTGACATACGCCTCTTCTTCGACGTCGTTTACCCCGACGACAGAAAATCCTGTTGGTACAGTCGTCATGTATGCCGGAAGTTCCGTGCCATCTGGCTGGTTATTGTGCGATGGCCAACAAGTATTATCATCATCGGCTCTTGGAACATTATTAGGTACTCGTTTTAATACTGGCGGAGAAACAGCAGGCAATGTGCGAGTTCCGAATTTGGTGTCACGTATTCCGATAGGAATGACATCAAATACTGCTAACTCATTGCAAAACTCTGAAAGTTCAACGGTTACACACAATCATTCACATACTGCTACATATGGAACAGACGGTACTTCCGTTTCATTAGCACATTCCCATAACTCCGATACAGATGGAGCACACTCACATTCTGTAACAAGCGACGATAAGGGCACGCATACACACGGCGGTTCTGTTGCTGCCGGAGGAGCGCATACACACACCTATCAAACAAAACTATCTGGCTCAACAACAAACACTGGTTTTTCAGATAGTACACACGAGCATGGAATTACCGCCAATGATGCCGCCCATTCGCACAATGATGCTGGAAATAGCGCCAACCACACCCACACTGCGACGGGAAGCACGAGCCTCTCTCATACTCATGCAATTACGTCAATTTCAGCATCATCACAAAATACAAGTATTGGTAACCATAGCCATGGGACATTTGACGTAATGCAAGTAATGTTTATCATCAGGTCATAATCATGTCTTCTTCAACGTTTTCAACTCCAACAACACTTACGACACAGAGCGTCCTTATTGATACATCTGGCGTTACGGATAAACGAAACCTTGTTTATAGTTTGAGTTCTGGTAAGTTCGTTGCAACTGTTCAGGCAATACCAATTGGGGTTGTGCGGATGTATGTGACTGGAACTGCCCCCAGTAATTGCCTCATCTGCAATGGTCAGGCAATTTCTCGCACAACTTATTCAGCATTATTTTCTGTCATTGGTACGAAATATGGAGTTGGCGATAACTCAACAACATTTAATCTACCAAATTTAATAGACTATGGCTTCCCATATGGAAGCGTTGCGAACACAAGCCTACCAACAACAATAAATATTGGTGGGACAACATTTGACGGCAGCCACACGCATAATACGACAATAACTAGAACAGTTGATGCTGGTGCAAACAAAGCACATAACCATTCTCATACAATAAGTGGAAATGAGTCCGTAGCACATACTCATAATTTTGGAAATTCATCTGCTAACTCCGGAGGGCATAGTCATGTTGGGTCATCAACATCTACGCAGCATGCTCACAATATCGCTTTAACAAATGTATCTGGGAGTGGCAATACCGGCGGAATTAGCGCAAACCATACGCATAATATCAACAACGCTACAGCGAGCCATAATCATAACGTAAACGCAGCATCCGGACATACACATGGGTCAAGTAGTGATGGAGGAACGCATTCGTCTCACAATTACAGCACTACGCTTTCCAATACTACATTCAATCATTCACATACCGTAACGTCAGTTACTGGCGTATATTTCTATATAAGGTTTCAGTGATGGCTGAGTCTACTTTTAGAATTCCCTCAACAATTACGATAGATAACATCGTTCTAGATGCTTCATCTCCGCTTGATAGCGAGGTGTTCGTATTTGATGGAACATCATTTGTTGTTGATAGCGTTGTTCCAATTGGGACAATTGAGATGTGGGCTGGGCTTTCTTCAGCAATCCCCTCAGGATGGCTGCTTTGTGATGGTGGTCAGTACGAAATTGGCTCCGCAGGTTCTCAGTACTACGCTTTATCACAGGTAATAACAACACGATATGGTGCTTATACTAATGGAAGCGGTGGTGCTGGGAGCAGTCACTTCAGAGTGCCAGATATGACGGCGTATGTCCCAATTGGAATTACATCTGGGGCAAATGCCGGAGCAACGACAGCATCATACGCCGCAACATCACTTGCGCATACCCATACATTGACCGCAAATGCGACAACAAATGCCGACGGTGCTTCCCATAGCCACACCTTGAGTGATGGTGGTTCGCATAACCACTCACTAGTTACCTCAAACTGGAATCACTCCCATAATACGGGGGGACCAAGCAATACTCACAGGCACACGATACCTGCCGGTAATACTGCAGCAAACTATCAAACTGGATTTACCGGACATGATGCAACACAACATGGATACTTTTCTGTTGATAATGCCCAAGTTCATAGCCATACAACTGGAACCCAGACGTCAAATGCCAACCATGGACACACAATTCCAACATCAACAACATTAAGTCATTCTCATACATGGTCAAACAGCGCGACTTCTGATTCAGCCAATACAACGGCCCATAATCACACACTCAATGTTGTGCCGATATGCTTTATCATAAAATTCTAGGGAGATAAAATGCTTGAGAATCACCCAACACACGAAGGCGGAATCGGTTACTATTTCCGCGAAATTGGTCTTACTGATTCTGTCGGCTTATTCAATTTCTGCAAAGCAGTCAAGAATTTTAGATTTGAAGCCGATGTAGATGATGAAACTAATGCCACATTCAATCGCTGCGATAACAGTGCTCCCAGAAATGTATACCTTCCAAGCGCATTTCACGAATGGAATTATGAAACAGGGGTGTGCTCCTGTGGCTCTACGTCAAAACCTTACGGAACTACCAATGACCATTACACATGTTTGACGCATTGCAAAATTTTCCGAGTACCGGTCCAGACTGAAAAGGGATTCATTGTTTATCTTGAATACTTTAATCCTGAAAATGAAGACTATAGTATGCAGAATTCAGAATGTAATGGTAGAACATTCCAGGAAGTATTTCGCGGCATCCTAGAGTGGGCATGGGTTCATGAGAATATGGGAAACAATGAACCAGTTGCTATCGCAGCATCTGAGTTTATTAATGAACTAAACATTCCAGAAAATATTTTGGATTGGCTCTGGTCGTCTGTCCCAGACCAAAAGGTTGCCAAATATCTACGTGGACATACTGACGCAAGATTGAGAGCACCTATTGAGGGTATCCCCGACATGACTAACGAATTTAATGAATGGGTTGAAGAGTTGATTTTGCATCGTCCAACTATCTGGCCATACGGCCCAAAGTGATTGACATAAATCATGGACATAACGCAATGTAATCACATATATCCAGTGAGGCATGACCTAAATTCAACTCGCACGTCTGCATTCACCAAAATCCCAAGCGACACTCACTCCTTGAGGATTGATGCGACCGGCAAAATGGTTTCGCCCTACCTGTACAGCCTGTTTAGTGATGAGAGAGGAAACATATTCCTCGCAATGAACGAGGGGATAAATACCTATACGTTTACTTTGTTTTACGACGATGATACTTATGTGATTAACAATATTAGGCATGAGTACATTGCAGAACTAATTACTAGACCGGCAAATTCATCAGTCGGATTTTTTAAGTTCATGGACTCTCAACCAGCACGCAGATACAGCGAAGAAAGATGTGATGCTGCAAGAAATGGCCCAGCGGTATTTATACGAAATGGCCAAGTCGCACTCGGTTCTGCCGTAAATAGTTTGCGGCCTTTTGCCCTGAGTAATCTAGAGGTTTATTTCTCTTTGCTTTCTGTTGATGGAGTAGGACACTTGATTTATGTGAAGTATTTTGAGGGCCAGAATGACTCTAATGAAGTCTTTGAAACTAATGAAAGCGATTTACCCACAGCATCACGAAGCCTCTTGCCAAATCTCAAACTAATTATTGAGTGGGCAGAAATGACGAATGAGCCGTGGTGCTCTACTGAGCCAGTAGCACTTGCGGCGCGTGATTTTTTGTATAAGATTCGCATGCCCGAAGAAGTGAAGAACGAGATTGAGGAAAATCAAAGCGACATGCATGTTTATAGATATTTGCGCGGTGAGGCAGATGCCCGAAGACAGCCCCCAGTTGAAAAACTTTCAGAAATGCAACCATTGACAAAGATGTGGATAAAATCAAAAATGTTTTACGACAACATCGGCCACCTCTACAGGAACATGTTTATTTGAAATGACTGCAAAATTTATACATCAGGGTATTGCATATTACGAAAATGGACTCTCCGATGAACTGTGTGATGAAATATGGAATTTCTATTTCAATAATCTCCACAAGTCGTCTCCAGGAATTACCATTTCCGGACAATCATCTGGCCCAGACAACGTCAAATGGAAAAACACTCTTGACCAAGATGTCAATAAGAATTTCATCAATGAGGGAGAGATTCTTAAAGAACGTCAGATTATTGACGAAAAAATTTATCAGGAAATCAAATCAACAATTACTGATTACCTAGATAATTTTCAATATCTATCAACTGCGCCAAATATTGAAGATACTGGGTATCTATGGCAAATGTACAAGAAGAATGAGGGCTACTACAAAGAGCACATCGATGGCGAGCAATGGTCATTCAATGTGTTCAACAGAGTTGCCGCGATTTTGTGTTACATCAATACAGTTGATGAAGGTGGAGAAACGTACTTTCGCTATCAGGACCTAAAAGTCAAGCCACAAAAGGGAGCAATTGTGCTGTTTCCAACATCATGGATGTACCCACATGAAGCGCTTGTTCCAATTTCATCTGAAAAACTCATTCTTAGTTCATTCCTGGTCTGCAATCCAGTTGAGTTCCATGTGCACAAGGCAGAATAAATGATTTCAATAATCACACCGACGTATAATACGTCGCAGGACATTCTGGCCCGGACATGGGGCTCCCTTAAGTCACAAACATTCACGGACTGGGAATGGGTTGTGTGGGATGACTCCACGCATAACGAAACCTGGCGGCAAATCTACGGTTTCTGCTCCGATGAACGGTACAGGATTCAAATGCATCGTTCGCATGTTCATTCCGGCTCTATCGGCGAGGTGAAGCGGAATGGTTTCATGGTTGCTAAGGGTGACATTCTGGTCGAATTGGACCACGACGACGAATTAACCCCCGATGCGCTTCAACTGATTAACGATGCATTTAATGAGAATCCGGATGTAGGGTTTGTCTACTCCGACTGGTGCGAAATCCTCCCCGACGGCAACTCCGGTCGATACCCAGAAGGTTGGGGATTTGGATACGGCAGCGACTACTGGTCTGAAGAACATGGCGTCTGGGCGATGTCAGCACCAGAGATCAATCCGACGACGATGAAGCACATCGTGTCTGCGCCTAATCATGTTCGAGCGTGGCGAGCAGACGTGTACAGAAAACTCAACGGTCACAACCCGGCGTACGTAGTTGCCGACGACTACGAACTTGTTGTAAGAACGTTTCTTGAGACAAAGTTTCTTCACATCAATAAACTTCTATACAAGCAGCACATCGGACCTTCAACTGCACAAAGGCAGAGAAACGCGCTAATTCAAGACCTCGTGATCAAGATTTCTTCGAAGTACAGTGATATGATAGACAGCAGATTTGAAGAACTAAATGAACAGACGGAGAATAGATAATGTCAGATAACCTAGAACTTGACATCGACAAGATCGTCCTAAGTCTTACAAACCAGATAGCGCAGCAAGCGCAGAAGATCGCGATCCTAGAAGCGACTGTAGACGCATTGAACAGGGCGCTTCAAAGCAAAGAAGACAACTAGTCTTTTTTCTTTTTCTTCTCGTTTTCAGATTTCTTACGAGAAGCATGATATGCGGTTACAGCGTTTGCGCTCGTGCGACTTCTCCACGTAAACTCGCATTCTGAGCATCTAACAAGCTTCATTGTTGTCCAACGCCCGCCTTCAGGCGACGGCGCGACGACTACAGAAAGTTTTACTGGACGAGCTCCACAGTATGGGCAGTTTGGAAATCTTGTTCTACGTATTTCCTTACCTTCGTGCGACAATGACAGAGTTCTTCTAATCTCTGCCTCGTCCTTTCCGCCCCAGACTCCCCAGATTTCTTTGTTTTCAAGAGCGTACTTTAGACACTCCTTGCGGACGTCACATTGAAAGCATAGGTTTCTAGCGTCATATTTTTCTCGCGGAACAGCGGAGAAAAAGTAAGACGACATGTGCTTGTTGCTACGTTTGCCGCATTCAGCTTCGTCCATCCACTCAAAGTCGCCTACACCTTTTGGCATTGAATCTCCACCCAGGTCACCTCGAGAACTTCGTCAACGTCATCTCCGTCGCGTGTCTCGCCGTCCTGGGCGCAGATTGTCATGTCGGTGTCACCATCAACACAGCCGGCGTATCCGAGCATTGCAGTGGCACCGTCTAAAAGCTTATACCCTTCTCCCAGCGAGACGGCGATACCGTCTCTCTGTAGGGCAGATGCAAGAGCTCTTTTTACTACGTCGTTCTCAAGGTCTACGTGACCTACAGTATAAAACGTCGCTAGATCTCTGTCAAAAGAGTCGTAGTCTTCTCCAGACCATTCGACCCAGAGAGATTCACCAATTCTAGAATCTTTCATAGTAGAAAGATTGTATCTTGTCACTCGCCGTAAGCGCGGTAATCTTGGCTAGATTATTCACGTTAGCGGATGAGACGCTGAATTAGAGGCCTTCTACAGGGCTTAGGCCGCTATAACGTATCCGTCTTGGTGCGGCCACAGGTACTCGTACCCGCTGGGACGCGTGCCGGTGTCTTCTGACCACTTGAACTGCGAGTACCACTCGTAGTTCTTGTTCAGAAGCGCGACGCGATGAGTAGAGCACAGATTCTCAAAGTACTGAAGGTCCTGCATCCACGAAGGCAGCGTGATGTCGCTGGAAATTCTGCCCAAGGACACGGCGGTGTCGTATGTACGCAACGTCTTCTCGAGTAACGTCGACTTGTACCCTCGTGAGCGCCACTCAAAATACGTAGCGGTAATGTACGAAACAAGCAGCGTCTCGTGTCCTCGCCACATCTTGACTACAGGGTGACTAGACCAGCCTTTAGGCTCGCGGTCGTTGCCGTCTGGGTCAAGCCTGCACATCGTAAGCAGGCACTGCCACGCCTCAAGGGTCTGCTTGTGTAGGCGCTTGTTGTCAAGCACCGCGGCCGTTTCTTCAAACGAATTTGTAGATACAAGAAAAGATTGCATGAGTCACTCCGTCACTGTTTAGAACAATGATTATACCAGGACGGCTAAAAAACTTGTGACGCACACTTTTATGTTATTCTTGGTAGAAGTTCTTCTTCACGAAGTTACGGCTAAATCCCTTGTCAGTGTCCAAAAGCCACTCGCGTTCGCCGATCAACTCGCCTTGCGGTCCGTTTGGCTGGCCGTTAAGGGCAGCGGCAGTTGCCTCGCCGATCCACGTTGCCGCCTGCACGGCGACTGCCTTACCCCACGTCGCCCCAAGAGCCGAGTAGTTGTTGACGCTTACGAATTCCCAGTCGTCGGGAAGACCTTGGATTCTTGCGGCTTCTCTGTGAGTGATACGGCGCGGCTGCGTCGGGTGAACGATGTGATCAAGAGCGCTGCCGGTCATGACGTGACAGAATGAGTTAGCGTCCCAGCGGGCTGGCAGTGAGAATCCCATGTAGAAGTCGTTCAGGCGAATCTTCTCTTCCTTTGTCGCCCAAGACTGCGGGAACCTGTTTCCGTTCTTTTCGACGGCTTCCTTAAGAGCGACGTTCAAAGCGTCCATAGGCTTCCATCCTTCGTTTCCGAGGATGTCGAAGATCTCTTGAATTCTTTGTGACTCGAGGTTTGTTCTGTTCATGTGGCCGTCGACGTAACCGTCTTGGTTTCTCAGGTTTGCAACAAACTTCGACGGCTCAGCGTTGTACTTCTGCTTGTTCCAGGTAATCTCAAGATTTTCAAGGTCACCGATCACGTCGATCATCTTGGGCATTTCCTTTGGCATCTCCGCGTGGGCACCAAAAGGCATACCGCTTTCAACGGCTACCCAGAAGTAGCGCATACGATACGAGAAACCGCCAAGCATAAGGTTGTTGTGCTTGACGTGATATAGGTCGTACTTCTTGTTTGACAGCTCCTCGAGCATGTCGCGGTATTGGTTCATCACCGCACGACCCTGCGTGTACGCCTGCTGTACGCATTCAAACACAACCATCTTTGGTTTGATTCTAGCGGCGTACTTCATGAACGCGCGTGTGTGCTCGTGCGCCTTGGCGTCAGGACCTCTGTTTGCTGGACCCGACCACAGCGACCATCCGGAGCACGGAGGGCAACCAAGCACGACGTCGGCGCTCATGTCAGGCCAATCATTTGGATCTTCAGAAAAGAAAGACGTCCACTCGTTACCGAGGTGTTTTCTGTTTACCTCGGCGACGGGGTTTCCAAAGTTGAGAGTGCCAGTTCTGACCTTCATGTCGATGCCGGATCTTACAAAGCCAAGGCTCATAAAACCGGCGAGGCCGTTACAGTCGATAAACGTCGGATTGCTCATTATTCTTCCTCGTTGTCTAATGCGATGGTTAACACTAACACGTATTACTTAGAGACCTGACTATTTAGACCAACTTCGTAGCCGCACGCAGCGTACCCAGCGATGTCCGTCCACGTATCGGGTTGAAACCCAGAGTTAGATGCGTAACGAGCCACCTTGACGGCAACCATCGCCATAGCGACGTCTTCGTTGGTAAACTCTCTGCCAAAAAGAACACCCCATATTTTGGCGATTCTTCCAAAGTTATCTTCAGGCCCCCCGTACTGCGTGTCACGCTGGCCTGAGATTATCTTCGCTGCAGTTTCAAGCATTTCCTGCCGCGGGCTCTTTTCGTTCTTCATGCCTTCACCCTCGCGATCAATTTAGCGACGTAGAACGCGGAATCTGGGTCATCTTCAGGCTGCGAGACAAAAACCTCCGAGTCAAGAGGGATAGTTGCCGACTGGTCTTGAATGAACTCGCACCACTTACTTGTGAGAGACTCTTGAATTTCTTCAAACGTTCTGCCGGTGCATTTCATCTCGATGTGAAGTCTCACTTCTACTCCTCGTACTCGCTGATGTCTTCAAACTCTGCCTTTATTCCGTAGCCGACTCGCTGGTACAAAAGACCGCCGTCTACAAATATTCCCGTGTCCGCGTCTTCCGGACATTCGCAGCGGACGAAGTCGTGTCTGTGCACCGACTCGATTACCTTTCCGCACGTTAGGCACTTAAGAGCGTTACGAATTAGCTTCGCCATTTAGAAGTTTCTCCCTGTCTACAACTTCAAATCCAGGTGGAGCGAGATCTGGGCTTATAGTTCTGTACCAGCCACTTCTTACCATCAACACGCCACGCTCGCCCGTCACTTCGCAGGTTTCCCAGGCGATCTGTTCGTATCTACGTACGACGCTGTTCATTTCCTCGAACCGGTCTGTCTTAGTATTGAAGTAGTACCTAAGACCGCCAAATTTTTCCTTGATCTGCTGTATCGTGTAGTCCGGGTCTATTGCACTCAGCTCTTCGTCAAGTTTTACGATAAGTGAGTGCCAGCCTGGAGAACAGTCAATTCTTCTTGACCAGTTTTCTTCAAATCTTAAAAGAACCGCAGAAAGATCAATCTGGCTATCCATGCTATATCGAAGCGATCTTTTTCTCTAGTTTATACGCAGGGTGTCTGGCAGAAGGTATGTGTGGAGTCTTATAGTCTATGGTAGTGACGTAGATGTCACCGCCCTTAACTTCTACAACCTTAACAAGTCTTCCGTTATGAAGCCTACCAGCATCTGTGCCATACGCGTCTTTTTTCACTCTTAAAACGTCGTCAATTTTTATCTCAAGAGACGAGGCATCTTCCCATAGGTCGTTCATGACCCGCCTTTTGATGTCTGCTGCGGGCACGACGATTCAAGGCATGAGTTGACGTCATAATCGTCAAGAGCTCTGAAGCACTGGGCGCACTTGACACCACTGTCAAGAACTCTGTAGCCGTTCTTTTGGCGATCAGCGTTCTTCTGCATCTTAGCCAGATACTCAGCGTCAAGTTCTTCGTCCGTCGCGCCGGCGGCGCAAAGAATGTTTGCAACGAAGTGCAGAACGTCAACGCATTCCTTGAGGATCTCGTGGCGATCGGCGTACGGGTCATCGTGCTGCCAAGGCTTCCACGAGATGGCCTTACGGACCTCAGCGAGCTCGTCGTCGATCGCCAGCATGTTCCAACGGATGTACTCGATAAGGTTTCTCAGATCGTCATGCTCGTCGCTATGAAACGACGAGTAGTCGACGTTGTACACATCTGTTTGCAGTTGACGAGTCTTCTCTAGCCACTTGCCAAATAGCACCTTGTCTGTCACAGCCCTAATCCATTCTTTAGTGTGTGTATAGTGTCTTGTGCGTTCATAAGAGCGCCTGTGTAGCGCTTCCGCTGTGCCACCGATAGTTCGTAGATATCAACGTAATCCATTTCCTCTACGTTTGCTGGCAGCAACGACCAAGAATCTCCAAGAATAGACGTAATCTTCCAGTCGCTTACTATTGGAGTTCTAGAGTTCATCGCCTGCGACATTCTGTAGCTCCACCAGAGCATTCCGTCATCTTGTACGCTTAGAATCGACCCCTGAGACTCGAGCATCATCTTTTCTACGTCTGAGTCAGTTGACAGTCTGTTGCTTTTCATCTGAACAGCAGAATTACCAAGAGTATTTTGTAGAGACTTGAACCACCTTGAGTTCATGCTGTCAACTACCCAGCGTCTACTTCTTGACGTTGCTGTAGAGCCTATCTCAGACGAGATAAGAGCACTGTCTACTTCTACAGGAAGAACCGCAGAAACATCTGTGCATGGGAGCTGCGCCTTAACAACCTGAGAATCTACAAACGGGCTACTCGGATACAAGGTAACGTAGTCCCAATGAGAAAAAAGAGTTTTTACTCCACCTAGCGTGGATTCAAGAATCTTTTTATTGCCAACTACGTCTAAATACTGCTTTCTACCCGAGTAGAACTGTTTGACGATGTCATCGTTGTTTTTATCGATGGCGCGTAGGCTTGCGGCTATCTTAGCGGGTTCTGGAGCGTCTACGAATAGTCTAAGTCTGCTATCGTTTTTTAGCAGATTGATCATGTGCAGAATTCCATACGCCTTGTTTGCGGAGATACTAAGAATAGGAGCCACACCGAGCAGCACAGAGTCGTACTGATCGAGATCACTTTTCTTTAGCAAAACGCTTGGCTCTATAAAGTGCACGGCAACGTTGTTGTCTTTCAACATTGAAGCAACGCAGCCTATGAAGCTCGCGCGGTGATGAAACGATCTGTACGACGCCTGAGAGGCGGTCATACCAGAGATGGCAATTGACTTCATTACCTGCTACCGTCTGGATTGATCCTCAGTCCCTTGTCTTCATTCAGCGCACGATGAACGATCCTGTTGCAGTGATCAACAAATGAATCGTATGTCGGCATGTGTGAACGAAGTGTGTCAGCCTGTGCGTTTGCCGCACCAGCCAGATCGTCGTCTGACATCGACTCAACCTGCTTGATTGTCAACGAGTATGGCGCACCGAGCGGCTTTCCTTCTCCCTTGTCTGTAACAAGAATAGACTTCACCCTAGCGGCGTACATAAATCGGCTTCTCCACCAACCACAGCCGGCATGCGGATACGGAGGTGAAAGAATTCCCCAGTATTCGTTGTAGAACGAAAGAACGTCTTCCTCTGTGTCAAAACGCTGCCCACCGAACTTTCTAATTAGCTTTCGGCTTCCTACGATCTCTACAGGCCAATCTGGATTCTTCTTTTCGAGCCAAGTGTCGTGCGGCACAAGCGCCCCGAGAACCCAGGCACGCTTTTTCTCAGACGGAGGGAGCGGCTCGGCTGACGACAGGATATTGAAGATCGTTGAACTTGGGTCTAGCGCCTCAATGCCGGCCATCTCGGCGGGCATTCTCTTGCGGACCAATGAACGGTCACCAAACGAGTACATCGGGCACACTGGAACCATGCCATACGACCAGCGCTCGCCTAGAAGAGCCTGGGCTGTCTGCACCAACTGACCTTCGTGCGCCTTGATGTTGTCGTCGTTGTCGTTAAAGAAGTATCTACCGACGGCGCACTTCTTTGCAGCATCGGGATTAGCGGCAATGATTCTTTCCAGTGCCGCGTCAGCTTCAGCCTTTGAGAAGTACGTTGCGCCTTCGTCTCCACGAACCGATGACCCAGACAGAAGATACTTGTATAGGATTTCCGGGTGGCGAACAAGTGAACGGCACGCGTTGAACACGGCGGCAAATTGCCAGTCATCAAAGAACCCAACAGCCGGGATACCGGAGCTGAGTGCGTACAGCGCGCCCATAGCGCCCTGGCGGCCGTTAAGAGAGTTCAAGGGTCCAAGGTTGACCCAGATTACGTCGTACGACGATAGATCTTCACCTGGTGTGACGCGTCGCCAATCTACCTGATGGCCGACGCTTTCAAGAGCTTCAACGATCGACGCTGGCACGTCGATCTTTTTAATAGTTCTGTGCTCTGTATTGATTTGAAGAGCCGTGAACCCTGTCATTAAAATCTTCATTGATTCATCCTTTGTGTGATACTCAAGTGGCCGCCCACGGCATTCTCATGCCGCGGGCGACCACCAAAGAACAGCGGCTCGTCAGAACGGAGCTGCTGGCGGTGTCTGTGCCTGAACCTCGGCAACAGGCGCCGGAGCAGGGGCAGGGGCAGGTGCCGGAGCTGGAGCAGCGGCAACAGGTGCGGGCGCCGGAGCAGGTGCCGGAGCGGGAGCAGGGGCTGCAGCCATAGGGGCAGGAGCCGAGGCCGTCGGAAGAGCGTAGTACGTCTTGATCTCGTTCTTCTTCTGACCCTGCCACGTACGGCTACCAACCTGCGCGCGGAAGCTACGACCCTTGAGGGTCTGCTCGATCTGAGCGTTCGTCGGATTGGTCGCGAAGTAGTTGCGATCAAGACCGAGAGCGTTCATCTTGCGGAAGAAGATTCCGAGTGCGTTCGGGTTGTCTGTCGAGACGACGAGGTTGTCCCACACGAGACGCTTAGCGTGCGCCCCGGTTGTGACCTGTGCCTTCACGGCAAACATCGTCTTTCCCGTCTGAGTGGCCTTAGCCTGTGCCTCGACGATCACGAGGTCATAGTCGCCGTCGGGAAGCGGGTCATACCCACCGGCGTCACCTGCCTCCTTGACGAGGTCACCCCAATTGAGTGTGCTCATTGTTTTTACCTATGTCTTTCTGTGTTGGTTACTTTGCTTGCTGATCCGGACGGGGTCCGAAAACGATATCGAGCATTCGTTCGACACTGAGGTCTCCCTGCTCGACGATCTTGCCGAGGCGGCCTTGAACACGCTCGCCTGCCTCGTACTGACTTGTGCGCTCGACGTACATACGACGCGCCTTGTACGGTCCCTGTGTCGGGTCCGGGTTGTTGAACTCTTCGACGTTGATCGCGCCGAGGATGTCGTAGAAGTACGGAGCCTGAATGGCAAGCTGACCTTGGAGGTACGGACGATACCGGCCATCCTGGCTTTGACGTGCCATCGCTGTCAGCACGACTGCCTCGAGCGGGTTCGTTGCGTGCATCGTAAGGTCACGGAGATCACGAAGCAGCGCACCCATGTGACGAAGAAGTTCGCCCCACTGCTGCATCTGCATCTGATTTGTTCCGGCGATGTTGTCCATGCACTTAACCTGCAACTCGGAGACCGAGTCAATGATCAGCGACTTGAACTGGTGGCGTCCGATCTGAAGCCACTGGTACGCCTTGAGAACGGTGTCGTACTCTGTGACGTTGACAACGCAGGTATCCCACGTCCCGTCAGCAGCCGGCGGCTCCTCACGCAACGGATCCCAGTACTTTACGTTGATAGGCAGGAATCTATGCCCGCCTTCCACGTCCAGCATCAGACGCGGGTATGGTGCGGTGACTGCAAACGTCGACTTACCGACCTTTGATTCACCGTACACCATGAGAGTAAGCGATCGCTGTACCCCACTCATGGTCATTCACTTCCTTTCATCTCTGTTGATTCGTAATACTTATACGGATCACCTTGCGTATACAGCTCGGCGATCGCGTGCTCTGCAGCGCTACCGTCGTCAAACAACGGGCATACTGCAAAGAACTGGCACTTCCACTTGCAATCTCGGCTTGGCCGAGGGTATGCAACGAAGTGATGATCTTGTCCTTCGTCCAATGCGTCTCGCACAGCGAGCATGTCGCCTACAGTACCATGAATTCTGTTCCAAAACGCTCTCAACGCGAAGGTGTTGTGTCTGACCTCGATCTGATCGTAGAACGGCGGCTTTGCGTTTGCTGTACGCTTGACCTTCTTCAACATCGTGAAGATACCGCCTTCACTGCGCTCGCCTTCTTTGTTCTGCGCCGCCTCGAGAAGCATGTACGTTAGGATCTGCTCGTTCATGTGAGCAAGAGCAGCGAACTCTGTGAACGAACCACCGACCGTCTTGAAGTCACGGAACATGCGCACACCGTCTGCCTTGCGACGAACACGCATGTCAAGTTTACCTTGAAGTTCTACCCTGCCCTCGAACATCGGCATCGTGATGATTTCTTCTGTCGAGATCATCTCAAGATCGGCGTCGATGCCGTTCTCGTTGACCCAGTCGAGATATCCCTCGAGCATGATTCTACCGAGCTCGGCTTCTGTCTCGAGTTCCATCGTGTCGCGGAAGCTCTCTACAAGAGCCTTCTTGTCGAGCTGCACAAAGTGAGCGTATGCCTCGAGCAGTGGAGTTCCTGTTGAATAGTACATATCCAACGCCGAGTGAACACGTGAGCCTAACGCAAGAGCGCCCGTAAAGTTTTGAGTCTGCGGCTGAAGTCTACGGTAGTAGTTCAACCACCATTTTCTTCTGCAGTCCTTAAACGTTTGAATCTCAGAGTTTGAGATTCTTAGCGGCTCGCGGTTAAGCTGCACCGGTGTTTCAGTGATTGTCATAGTGATCCTGTCTTGTCGTCTCTCAACATCTTGAGAAGTTGGTCCTTATCTCGTACGATCTGCTCGAAGTTATCGGCCTTGGTGTCTAGAACCTGAATGACACGCTCTTCAATCGTCCCATCGGTAACGTAGTCTGTGATCACGATGGAGTCGTGGATCTCACTACCGATTCTGTGAACTCTGTCGAGAGCCTGTTTGTAGTCAACCAGTGACCACGGGCGCTGAAGCATGATCAGTCTGCGCGCGGCAGTCAACGTGACGCCAACTCCACCGGCCTGCGCCGTGAAAAGAATCCACTTAATTCTGCCATTCTGAAAATCGTCGATGGCCTTTTGGCGTTCTTCCTCTGTCTGTGCGCCAGTAATCAATCCGTGAGGAATCTTCGCCTTTTCAAGGCGGGCGCTAAGAAGTTCGATGAGCTGTCGAGACACCGCACACACGGCGACTGAATCATCTCCAAAGTCGCCGTTTTCAATGTCGTCCATCAGCGCGTCTACCTTGCACGACGGCTCTGCCAGTTTGACGGCGATCTCTCCGGTAAACTCGTCTACATCGATCGCGGCGTATGAACTTGCGAACTGCAACAACCGTGTAGCCTGAGTTAGCGGGCTCGGCGCTGTTAGCGCTTCACCGCTTTCCAACTGAGCGATCATGACGTCGCGCATCTGTTCATACGCCTTTTTCTGCTTAGTAGACATTTCTACGTCGCGGCGCTCCTTGATCACAGGTGGCAACCATGGAAGAACCTTTGCCTTGAGCATTCTGCGCATACGCGGGTTGATAGCCGCGTAGAATTCGTCGTGCATGTGTGGCTTGACTCCAAGCACCATCATTCCACCGAATGCGTTCAACATCGTGTCAACCATGCGGTCGATCCAACGAGTCTTGCTAGGCCATTCGTTTGGCGACAGCCAGTGCAGAATCGGCCATAGATCAAGAACGTTATTGGCGATAGGCGTACCAGTGAGCGCGAAACGGATGTCTGCGTTTCCTGTTGCCGCCCAAAGCGCTCGTGTCTGCTTGCTCTTTGGTTCCTTTGAACGGTGAATCTCGTCAGCAACTACCGACTTGAAGTCGATCTTATTGAGTTCACGAATGTGCACCTCACAGCGGTTTTCCGAAACCTTCTCATCATGACCGCCGCATTCAACGCATCGCGCCAACGCAACAGATCCGTAACTGGCAAGACGCGAGTGAGTGCGCAATGACTCCCAGTTGATGACGTATACGTCAACGTCTTCTTCGGCGAATTGCTTACGGCGCTGTGTCGCTGATCCGCTGATAACCTGAACGTTCACTCCAGGCCACCACATCGCAAACTCGCGCTTCCAGTTTTTCTTCAGAGTGTTCGGGCACACGATGAGCGCAGGAAACACTTCCTCGCCTCTGTCCTTTAGTTCTTTCAATGCGCGGATCGTCTGCGCTGTCTTTCCAAGGCCCGGCTCATCAGCAAGAAGAGCGCGACGCGCAGCGGCAAGGAACTTTACTCCAGCACGCTGATGTGGGAACAATGCCTCGTCACCGTCGGCTGTCTCAAGCTCACGTAGCGCGTTGCACGGAGCAACACGCTCGTTGAATTCGTTTGTAGCCCATTCTGTAAGTCTTGGTCCGATGCGCAGTTCGGTCTTAAACACCGACCGAAGAGCGAGGCACGTTGACCAGCCAAGTGGTGCACGCCACGCTTTGTCAGCGGCCGACCATGTCGCGCCCGGGATACCTTTGCATAGCTCTTTGTATCGCCATTCGGTGTCGATACGGATATGCTCACCCGAATCACTAAGTTCTACATCAACTGGCACTCAATACCTCTTGTCGTTCGTTATCTGTCACTGTATCACATACTAAGCGGAAATGTCTTCACGCATGCAATTTTTTCTTAGTATGACTACTCGAGCAGCCTAGTTGGCGCCCAGCCTGTCTTTACTAAGCGCAGAAGCCCGTGTCTAATCGCGTCAAGCGCGTGACCTTCTCCACCGCGATACCAGTAGTCTAGTTTCTTTAGAGCCGTGTTGTCAAACATTCTTTTTGCGTCAGATGGAGACTGAAACAGCAACGTATTTGGATCTATGCCGTTGCTAAGCATGAGATACTTGAGAATACCGATCTGCTCGAGGCTGAACGGCGCCTGTGAGTTTTTCACCGTCTGAGCGTTGATCGTGAACCTCTCGCAGACAATTTCTAGCTTCGCGCCCGTCTCTTTGGCCGTTTGAATGGCCTCAAGTATCGGCTTATGGTATTCTTCCATAAGAAACTCCCCGGAGGCCAAGAGGAGCGGTTCTAGGCCACTCTCATGGGAAATTGTAGCGATACCGCTCTTCTTCCCCGGGTCTACAGCAAGAATAAGCCTCATGTCCAAACCACCCTAGACACTCCCGACCTTAGTAGTATACTTTCGCACTTCTTGCACGGCTTTGACGGAGCCGGCGACCCGTCTGCCGCAATTCTGGCAACGTAGACGTTAGAACCGACGGCCAGGTTGCCTGCCGCGGTGATAGCGGCAAACTCAGCATGAACATGAGACACCCGCCACGCTGTCTTCGGATCGCCGATCTTTTTGTTTGTCGACGTTGAGACGATTTTTCCGTTTCTTACGACGACGCATCCGTGCTTATGGCGGCACTTGCTCTTCGCTGCGACCCCAAGCGCCATTTCAAGGTAGCGATTCATCAGTACTTGTCGCCCCAGGTCTCAAGCGGACCGTCTACATCTGCGGTAAGAGGCACGGCCCAGCCCTCGGTTGTGGTCATGCACTGCTTGACAAGTTGCTTGATCTCCTCAGCGTCCTCACGGGGCGCCTGTAGCACGATTTCGTCGTGCACCGGAACGATCAGCATCTCTGTAAGATCTGCCTGGTCAAGTTTTACAAGATTTGACTTGAACACCTCGGCAGCTCCACCTTGAATGAGGTAGTTCACCAGCGTGTAGACTCTGCCTTCGTCGCACGGCAGTCTACGACCTGTCCAGGTGTAGACGTACCCCTGACCTTCAGCCTTCAGTCTTCTCATCCCGATGTCTTCTATCTGTCTCTGGAAGTAGGACATTCCTGGGAATCTGTTATCGAACGCGTCCGATGTCTGCTTCATCTGTATCTCGGCGACTCCTGCGGTCAACGCCTGCTTTGCGACGCCGGCTCCGTAAAGACGACCGTAGATCATGCTCTTGATGAGGCCTCGACGCTTGTCAGACTTCTGCATCGTCGGGTCGTTGTACACCTCACGGCCGATCTCGGTGAACGGGTCAGAGCCTGTAGCATCGGCGAGGTGGAACAGATTGATTAGGTTGCTGTCGTTTGACAGACTGGCGAACATGCGGAACTCGACCTGGTCAAGGTCGCTCGTGATAATCACGTGATCCTTGTCCTTAGGAATGAACGCACGACGGACTACGTCGTCGCCCTTAGGCAACGTCTGTAGCGCGGGATTGGTGATCGACATACGCGATGTACGAGCGCCGAGTGTCTTCACAGATGGGTGAACTATACCGTCGATGGACTCGGTAAGAAAGTTAGAGAAATATGTTCCGGCAAGTTTGTCAGCCTTACGCTGCTTAAGAACTGTGTCTGCAAGTGACGAGACTTCAGTGTTCCCGTCTCTCATAAGAATCTTCAACTGATCCTTTGTGCAAGACTTCTGTCCGGTTGGAGTAAACTCTGTAATCTCCGCGCCAAGCGATTCAAACAAACGAACTAGTTGAACGTTGCTGGTGATAGACACTCCACCATACGTGTCACGTGCCCACTTCTTTACAGACTCGGTGTATGCGGTAAGTTCGTCATACTTTCTTCGAGAGTAGTCAAGATCTACACGCGCGCCGTTGATCTCCATGCGGGTAACGATCTTGCGTGTTGCCATCTCGAGTTCGTACGCGCGCTGATACGGACCTTCTGGTCCACACTGCTTGTAGAACATCTCCCACAGACGAGTGGTTAGAACACAGTCAAGCGCACCGTATGACCAATATGGAGTGAAGTTCGTCGGGACAGTTCCCCACGTCCAACCGTTCTTAGCGAGTTCAACGTCAAGTGTCTCCTGCAAAGCGACGGCTCGGCTGTCGACGTGAAGAGCTGCAAGACGCTTAAGAGCCCCCGACCCAAGCGGGTCTACAACGTGAGCCATGATCATCGTGTCGTGAGCGCGGTGCCATGGGATGTCCCATCGAGACTGAACATCAAACCAACGAGCCTCGAATGCGATGTTGTGACAAATCAGTGGGCCATCAAACTTGTCCATGGCCTCGTAGAAAACTCCGGACCACTCGTCCCAAGGGATAGACCACCCTTGTTCGCCGTCGCCAACCTGCACGAGGCGAAGACGGCCGTGCCACGGTGATAGCGCATGATCTCGTGGATTGCCCGGTAGCTCACCTGTTTCCGTATCTACTGAGATAGCGTTGTACGGTCTTCTTTGCCCGAGCCAATGAAGAAAGTTCTGCGCCTTCTCGACACTGTCTACAAGATGAAGTTGTACGTTCGAAAGATCGTTGTCACTCAACGTCGTTGTCCTTAACTACTGTTAGCTCTATCTTACACTTCTTGAGATACTCAAACACGTCATACGGCCTACGGTGGAGATCTGCTGATCGCAGTCTACAGACTACTCGAGCAAGTCCGGAGTTCGTTATCAGTTTCGCGCACTGCATACACGGAGCGCTTGTCACATACAACGTCCCGCCGGCAACGCTTGAACGGTCGACGTACAGTAGAGCGTTCGCCTCAGCGTGAATTGCTGGACAAGCGTCGTACATGTTGTCGAGCGGCGCCTCTCCTCGTGCTCTTGGGCACCACTGGCTGCACGTCCCAGATTCAGGCCAATCGGCGGCAGGCCCGTTGTACCCAGTGGCGCATATTCTTTGTTCTCTAGAAACGATTACGGCGCCAAGTTGCGCGCGAGAACAACGAGACCTAAGGCCAATAGTTTCGGCTATGGCAAGCCATGTTTCATCCCAGGACGGTCTTGTATCGTTCATCAATCTTCGTCATCTTCGTCGTCTTCTATCGAGGCCTCTGCGATGCCTGTGATTAGCATTTTTGCAATAAGCTCTAGCCCGTCACGTCTAGAAAAACCAGCTTCACGCAGAGTGAGGTACATCTCGTGCATGCTTACCGCGGCTTCCTTCATCGGTGAGGAGTAGTCGTCGTCCCAGTCGCCGCTCATCACGCCTCTTTTCTTTTGTTCTTTTCGATCGCCGTAATCATAGAACTAGCATACCACCGCTCCTGCGGAGAAAGAGAATTTAGTATGCTATGATCTTTCACCGAGTTAAGAATCGCTATCGCGGAATCCTTCACCTCGTCCCACGAATCGCCATAGATCGGCGGAACGTTCTCAACGTTGTCGGTCTTCTTGAGGTTATCTGCCGCAGAATAATTTGATTCGTAAATGTGCAACGACCCAACATGATGAGCGTATGTACCAGGCTCAACAGCAAGCACACTGCACATCGCAAGTTGGACCCTTGTAAATTGGAAGAAGTCATACGCTGCACCCAACCACACGTCGTTCGAGCGCATGTATACGCTCATGTTTAGTTTGTTATCTCTGATCCTAAACTGATGAAGAACCGTGCAGGGGTAGTCTTTCTTGCCTTCTTGGTTGTCGTATTCCGGGTTCCAAATAGTGACAACTGCCTGCCGAGTGTCTCGGTCGTTTTTCAGCTTTTCAATGGCGTAGTCGTACTGACCGTTTGTTCTACGTCCATACGCTCCATGAAATATTCCGTTGTCTTCAGCGTAGTTCTTAAACTGCGGGCCGACGGCGATGACAGTTTCTGGAGTGCTTACTCCACCAAGAAGCTGACACGCCTCAACGGCACCAATGCCCGGCACTGTGCCGCGGCCAACTCCAAGCGGGAGAGCAGCAAATACATTGTCAATGTGAATGACGGCATCTTCTATCTCTAAGGTGTTGAAACCTCGTGGAGAAGCCGGTCTGCCGTTGTCAAGAACGTGCTTAACAAGATCGACGTACCCGTTGACAGCATCCTCGATGTGAATGGATTTTATGGAAGTATCCAATGCGTGTACCTTTCATCTCTATTGTAGACAAAACTTGTAATCGCCTGCCCGTACTCGAAGCGGTCCTGATGATGGAATCTTCTGACGTACTGCGGGTGCGGGAGAACGACGTACCTGTCATCGTCCAAGCCGCACTGGCGAATTTTCTTTTCTGCCAGTCTCCCAAGCGCTACGATCTTTGGCTGACCGAGGACTTCTAAAAGATCGTTCAGCGAGTCTTCTGAAAAGTCGTCTGAGTTGATGATGCCACAGGCTCGCCAACTTGCTTCAGGGAGTGACGAAAGAAGGTAGTCGCCTGAGTTTCCGTTGATAGGCATGAACGGGAGAATCGTCTCGGTCGGGTCATTTCTCTTGTCGCCGATAAGAAGCGAATGTGGCCACCTTGGTCCGATGTACATCGGGAACTTAGAAAGTGGTTCCGCTGCCTTTGACTTTTTTGTCGCAGCGTCAATTATAGCGTCTGCGGCGTACTTAACGTAGTTTATTCCGTCTGGTATGGTGACTTTTAGCTCTACGCCATACGCCTTGTTGTACCCAAACTCATACCTATCGAGAATGCCGGCAAGTTCATGCGCATCGACAAAGTCATCGCCGCGACTATTGATTCTTTCGGTGATGACCTCAAGAGGCTGATAAACCCAGAACTGCGCTACTCCACGTGACTCGAGGAATAGCTCTACCCAGCGCCAGCCGGCTACTCCAAGAAGACCGTACTCGTCCTTGCACGTCTCGGGTCGCTTGATCGGCGCGTATGTTACCTCGCCCCAGTGCCACCTATCTGACACGGCAACACGACTCGTCCAGTCGATGCTTTCAATGGCTACAGCGTATTCATGAAGTGCCCACCTGCGGGTAAGCTCTTCAGGCTTGCCTTTGTGAAACTCTTCTACGTCGGCGCCAGGCTTAGCTCGCTTAAGTTGGCTTTTGATCTCTTCTGCAAGGGTGCTCTTACCTGAAGCGTCTGCACCTTCTAAGACTATAAACATTCGTCAATCCGTCCTTTGGCGGTCTACTATATAACGTCTTCAAACGCAAAAGATGATCGATTACGGGATGACCTCGATACGGTATACTGTCTCAATTCCTTTATCGATCTTTGAAGCTTCCTCGAGAAGCCTCTGAGCGACGTGCGTAAGGTATCTTGCACCGCTTTCGTCGTACTTGTAGAGAGCCTCAAGAACAGCGTTCGGATCCTCGCTTACCTGCGCCCAGTTGCGGTCTTTCTCTGGGAAGATAACCGCGGCTGAAAGCGATGGATTGCAGATTTCACACGGAACGAGCTCTCTCGGGGCGGTGATCGACTGTGTAGGTACCTCGCTAAGCCCATATCTTTTCACGAGGTGGCACGCCGCTGAGTGGTAGACGACGGATACTCCAACACGAGAAAGAACGTACGAGCCACTCTCAGTCTTGTATAGCTCGAACTCTATCCAACGCAGCGAGTCTCTGCGCCACGACGACGACTTACCAAGAAGCTTACCGTTGAACTGAAGAATTCTATCTCCGTCTTTTACCTGTATCATGCGAATACCATCTTTCGTAGCGAACTAGTTGAATCATAATATGTAAACCATCTTCTCGTGTTCATAGCAAGACCGTTTTTACATTGGATACGAAGCAGGTAGTGCGTCATAGTCCACGTGCACCTGCTCGTCGTCAAATCTTTTATAGAACAATCTGTAGACATCCATTAGCCAGTACCTAAATGATTCTGGGCACTCTGGAGAAGTTGTTGCCTTAACAAGCGCCGTGCGATCGCCCAGCAGATACTTTGCTACAGGCTGAGGTGGAACAATGCTTAGCAAGTCGTTTCTTACGTTCAGTGGCATTTGAAGAGCTCTCAAAACGTTATGGCACGTTATCGCCATTGGCTCGTTATTGCCAAGTTCTGTATGTGCCCACGCCCACTCGATGATCATCCTAAAGAGTTCATGCGCCGTGTGCGCCATACATTGCGGATGTGTCTGCCATATCTTCTGCGTGCCGACAACGTCAACGTATGTTTCGTCTAACTCGCTGTAGGTAATGAACGCGACCGGCGCGATGTCGACAGCCATGTCGTGGCGTTTTATCGTCGGGAACGCGCCACGGCCCTGCTCCTGAGCGTCTCTTGCGCCTTTAAACGAAGTTATTTCAACGTCAAAGTTTGCCGTGCCGTGTGTCACTTCTTCAAAGCTCTTAATCGTGTAGTTGTTCGCTGAGCACGCATTTGCGTACGTCTTCGACGATGTTCTTAGGACTGGTTTCCACAACTGAAAGCCGGTAAACTTTCTTTCTGGTTGATTTATTATTTCAATGTCCCAGTTCAAACGCTCTTGGTTCCACACGCAGGAGAAGTTGTTAGACAATCGCGGGCGCTTGACGGGCGGCTCCCAGTGGCCATCAACGTCGTTCCACACCCAGTTTTCGAACGGAACCGTGTCTCTGTCTTTGTGATCTGTAAGGTCGTCAAACGGAGGCGGAGACGATATGTGAAAGACGTCTGGGTTTAGTGCGCTTACAGTAGAGCTGTAGTCGGAATTCGTGTTTACAAAGTCACGTAGCTCTTCGATTGAATGAATTCTTATGTTAAAGATACCCATCATCTCTGGCGAGATTCTCGAGAAATCAAACGTATCTTCTACCTTAGAAATAGAAGTCTGACCATCGTAAGCGTTGAGAAGAAAGAACGTTTTTTCTGGCGCCGGAAAGTCGCCTTTAAGAGTTTCATATATGTTTAGATCTTCGCTAAACTGAAAAAATGTTACGTATTTCATTGTCATCCAGTCAATGTCTCGTAGCTGTACCTAAGTTGAATTTCCTTGATCGTCGAGTAATACAAGCCGTCCCCAGAGTAGTAACCCGGGAAGACGTTGCATCGAATATAGAAAGAATTTCCAGCGTATGTAGGAGTGAGGCTGAACCCAGACAGATATATCCAGCCGTTAGCGACTGTACCAAAGCCGCCGGAGTCGAACTTAAGATCGCCGGCAGTTGTTCCGTTCATGTAGACCTGAATTCTGCTGGCTGCAATCGCGCCGATCTGAACGGCAACGCCTTCAAGTTTCGCGTCACGGTATCCGTCTGGGAGTATCGGTATAAATAAGATACTCACGAAGTCGTCATCGCTTGTCGTCTTTGCAACCTTACTTGAAGTCGTGACGGTGTACGACACGGTCCCAAACGCGGCAGACGTAGGCACATCGTACGGGTAGTCAGCGTCTAGTCTCGTTACGTACGTTGAAGTTGATGCGGTCCTCGCGCTAGTACCACCAAAGACGCTGACTGAAATTCCACGGGATTCGTCAACTCTAAGAGACCCGTTGCTCGCGCTTGACGGACTTGATATCGCGCTGTCGTACGGAGTCAAGAACACCGTGTCCCCGGCCGCTGACGACACCAGATACGTTTGGTTGTAGACAGAGCTCGTGCTGTTAACCACGCGCACTCTGTCTCCTGCCTGGAGACCGATTCTTGTTGACGAGTCCAAAACAACCTTTACGTTACCGCCTTTCTGAAGAGTAAGAGTACTGATACCGTACGACAGCGACGTTATCGTTGTGTTGATGTTCGGGTACGCGTCGTCAAAATCAAACGCAGAAGTTACGTAGTAACCGTTTGTCCCAAATGCGTTAGCTCTTTCAAAGTAAGCTATAGATCTTACGTGGCTTTCGGTGCCCGACACAGTCTTGTATGGGTAGGCCTCCCACTGCGTGCTCGAGTTGTTGTCTGATGCTTTATACTCGTCGTTGGCGCCGTTTACGCTTGAAGCTGCGTATGACGAACCCGAGAAGTACGAAGTTTGACTAGCGGCAGCGTAGCCAGAAAACGACGGTATATAGGTTCTAACCCAGAGCTTCGGTCTTACGGTTGCAGAGTACGAACTCCAAGGCCCGTACACTCCTAGTGTTTGGTAGTAGACACGTGCTCTAAATCTGTACTCGTCCGTTTGATTTGCTGAAAACGAGTACGAAACTAAACGCGTAGTTGCGTCGTTTGTAAGAAGATTTGAAGAGTCGGCATAGTTTGTTACCGTCCACGAGCCACTCGAGCCAGCGGTTCGGTAGCTACGCTCCCAGTTCATATACGCGCTTCCGTTATTGTACGCATTACCGTCTGACAACATGGTAATAACAGTGTCGCTGGTAAACCCATCAATCTTTGTCGGAGTAGACGATGTGTGAAGAGGGTACGTTAAAACTACGTTTGACGGGTCACTGTTTGTACTATAGCCGGACACCGGAGAGCCGTAGTACGTTCTTGCTATGCAATAGTAGGCGGTGTTGTAGCTCAGCCCTGTAAACGTCACAGTTCTGGACGTCGTGGTGTCGTTTGATGGCAGATTTGTGCTGTTGACCGTGTCTTGAAGAGTTCCGCCGGGGTAGTCGTACAGTCTAAACTGAATGTACGCCGTCGCACCGTTGATCGAGTAATTTGCGTTTGATGACGACGAAAATGAAAGACTTGTCGACGTAATCGTGCCGGTGTTTACAGGCGTTGTGGGGACGGTCTTGACGTAGTCAAGTGTGGTGTCTTCATAAAGAACCGGCATCGACGGCCCCGTCGAAATGACGTTGTTGCTGGAGTCTAGATACTCGATGTACGAATCAAACTGATACGTAGTGCCGCGCGTAAGACCGGTAAAGTTTAGCTGTGCCGACGTGTTCGACGACACCATGTTCGACGTAAACACGCTTGTAGTCTGCGCAGTCGTAAGAAATTGACCGCTGATCCACACGACTGCACGACGTCTATCGGTTCCGGTGTGATTGACTCCAATTTTGATCGACGTAAGAGTCTTATCGACGGTGTCGAGATCACTGTACGTTTCGTTTGAGTTTCGTTGATAGAAAGTTACCCAGTTGGTGCCGTCCCACACCTGGCCTTTGTTGATGTTGGCCCACCCTGACCCGTTCCAGATCTCCGGATCTGACATCGAGGCCCACGACGACCCGTTCCAAACTTCAAGTGCCATACTTGGTTCTCACTAACTAAAGTGAATGTCGCCTAGAGCCGGGGCAGTTGGTTTAGTCGCGCCGTACGAGATATTTCTTAAGAACCCACTGGTACCGCCGGAGATAGAGATCGTCGTCGTGCCTGTTGACCCTGAAGTTCTTGTAGGTCCGAGGTAGCCACCAACGAGTGGTGTAAGTATTCCGATCGAGAACCAAGCGCTTCCATTTGTGTTTAGGTACGCGTTGCCTAGTTCGTCTAACGCACCAGACGATAGCGAAGACGCGCTAATCGTCCAGCCGCCGACAGACCCGGTAGTAGACGTCATCGCCCCAGCGGGAGTAACCCTAAACGGCGCGCTGGCAAACGTCGAGTTTCCAAGATAGATACCGTTGGTATCCGCCTTGAAGATTGACGTTCCGGAGCCGATCGTGATCGTGCCGCCGATGATCGTGTTGCCTGACAGCGTTCTACCGGTAAGAGTTCCGGTCGTGATATTGCCGGCGTCAAGATTCGACACGGTGATCACGCTAGCGTCGATAGTACCGGCGGTGATCTTATTAGCGCTGATGCTGTCAAGCGCGTTGTCGCCTAGAGTGAATCCAACCCAGCCAGGGCTGACAGGGTCCTCTTGATAGCGATAGAACTTATTGTCGTTATCTGTGTCAAACCAGATGTCACCAGACTTATAGTTTCCACCAGTCGGCTCACTTGGTTGTCTATAGATAACGTTCTTCCCGTTCGCACTTGCCTGAATGAACGCAACGTTTTCATTTAGTTCTGTGCTAAGAGTCAGTGCCGTGATGGCACCTGGTGCTATGTTGTCTGAAGTGATTACTCTTGAGCCGATACGAGTTGGGGTTCCGCGTCTAACGATCGATGAAACCTTTGTTTCTGTCTCAAGAAACCTTTGGCCAAACGTACGCCTACTTCTTCTAAGATTACTCGCCAACTTTGTCAACCTCCCACTCGGCAAACAGCAGCAGCTCAACTTCTTCTGGGAACGCTACGCCATCTGGAACTCGTACCTTGATGTTCTCGATCTTTCTTACAAGAATGTCATCTCTAATCTCAAGATCACTCGACATTCTCATCTGTATAAAGTTGTCGTAGATAATGACGGCGCACCAGTCACCCGGCGCGTATGTCCCAATAACCGGAGCAATGCTGCCGTTGACCCCGATCTTTAGATCTGTAACCGGAGGTCTAAACTCGCTTAGGTACCGCTGAGCGTAGCTATACAGTTGACTCTCAGCATACGCGTCCTGGCGTGTCTGCGACTCATCGAGAAGTGGCCAACCGCCGTTCAAAAGATCTGTTGCCGACGCCACTGCGTACGGTTGGCTGGCTTCACCGCCAAGGTCTCCGATGTTACCAACAACAAAAAATCTTGTCGCGGCGTTCTCCGCAGACTCGTCCATGGTGACCGTGTTTATGTTACCTGGATACTCAAACACGAGCTCGTCAGCACCAAAACGACTTAGCGGCGATACCTCACCTGGCGCAGGTGGATTTGGTACATTGATCGGCAACAACACGAACGTTCTGGTGAACGTAGATGTTGTTGGGTCGTACGCGCAGTCGATTCGATACTCAAAACCATCTACGGTGTCAGAATATTCGTCAAGTTCTTCTCCGATAGAGCGTAGCTCATATCCTCGGTACGTATGGTTATCGATCGTCACGCCGCTATAGTCGTTTGTTGAAAAGTCGATGCCAACATCTGAGCTTCCGGGAAATGGCCCGTACGTGTTTGAGAAAAGACGTGGAGTAACGGTAGCTGTTCCCGTCAGCGGCACGATTAGGTTGATAGATCCGCCGGTCTCATACTCGTCTACGTTTGCACTTGCTATAGTGAAGTACGTTGAAGTCGCGATCGTCACCGTTTCTTCGCTAGAGTTGTAAGAGCTTGGGGTCACGCCGGCGATACTGACCTTGTCACCAACTGAGAACGAGTTGTCTGCCGTTATCGTGATGTGACCAGAAACTTCTCCACCCGACACGTATGCCGCTGGAGTGCCCGCGTTGAGTATCGTAAATATCTTTTTAGTTTCTGAGTCCACGCTATAGACGGCGCCGGTGATGTTATATGCTACAGGGTCGACTCCCGTAACTGTCACCGTATCGCCGACTTTAAATGGCACTATCGAGTCGCAGAAGTACCAGAACAATCCAAACGCGTGAGCAGTGCTTTCAATCTTCGGGTGCGTTATGCTCGTTATCGTCGCCTCATACACTTCGCTCGACGCAACGTAGACATAGTACGTAAACGTAGTAGAACTTGGCACTGAGTTAATTAGATGTCTACCGTCAAAAGTAGCGTACGCGGCGGCAGGGTCGTCTACGTTTTCAATTTCAACGTACTGTCCAACAGAAAAATCGTGACTTGACGAAGTTGTAAGAGTGACAAGACCCGTCGTCGCGTCCAGCTCTTTCTTAGTCACCGTGGCAATTATCGTCGACGTCGGTGCACTTGCTATATCGACTTCTTCAAAAGCGTATGACACAGTCGTCGAGGTTGTCGCACTTACCTCGTAGCTTCCGTTAAGATCTACGAACATAGTTGACGTCGAGTTGTTTGCGGTGCCAGTCCACGCCGACAGACTAGACGTGTTGCCGTCGAAATAGTCGCCGATTGTAGATGATTGTTCAACAATACAAGCATCGGCAAGAGTCACGTTTGAAAGACTCGCATTCGAATACTGCATTAAGATAACGAAGTCGACCGAAACAGTTCCTGCCGGTGCTGTACCAGAAACTGTGAACCGTTGCCATGCGCCACCAACATCAAGCGTCGTTGCAGTACTGTCCGTTGCGCTAATAAGCGTGCCACCTGAGTCCCGCCACCATAATGAAATGCGATGCTGACGATTATTCCCTGCAGTGTTCTTTAGATAAACGCTTGCGGTATAGGGAGAACCTGCTATGGCAGTCAACCGTGTAAACAGACGAGCACGAGCAAACGTGTCGGTTGCGCTTGCGCTTGTTATCTGCAAGGATGCACTACCGACATAGAAATCCGTCGTGACTCGCGCAAGATTCACGTTAGTGGTAGCCCACCCAGTCGTGTTCGTCTCAAAAGATGGGTTGTTGATCAGGTTAGTTCTATACGCTTTGATGTTTTCAACATCAACGGTCTGGCCAACGCTCAGATCGTGAGCCGATGACGTTGTCAAAGTGGCTACGTTGTTTGTCAACGCTCTCGTCGATACAGCAAACTCGTTTCTAACTCCAGGCTGTATCTCAGAGTTTGGAAACTGAATGTCCGAGAAGTCAACCTGCATCTCCGTAAGAAGCTCACGGGTATAGTCGTAGGTATCTACCCTAACCTTAACTGTCGTAGAGGCATACGTACCGACAGGCAGAGTAGGTATGCTTACGGCAAACGACGTGTCCGTAAGACCAGACGCAAGAATGGTGTAGTAGCCGTTGTACGTAAAGTTCGAGACATCGTAGAACTCGAGCTTTACAGGAGCGCCTGCGGTGAAATGGTACGACCCGCTGCTAAGAGTTACAACCGTGAGCCCACCTACGGTTGACTTTTGCGCAGTGGCTCCAAAGTCGTGGCTAAACGTGCGCCAGATATTTCTGTGGTGCAGATAGCTCGTAAACTCAGCAGCTTGAACCGATAGACTTCTTTCGGTTAGACTGTACGATCTGCTCCAGATGATTCCGCCCCAGACGCATTCGTCGTCTCTAACGACGTACAACGCCGTCTTACCCGGCATCGTGTTTTCGTATAGGTTCAACGCGTCCGTCGCGTCGATAACGGCGATGTTGCCACTAAACTTTCCGGCGCTCTTGAGAGATCTTTCGTACGAAACGCCCTGAAAAGGAATTTCGGCAAGAAGAGAGTTAGACAGCAGATCTGTTACAAAGTATCTATACTCTGGTGCTGTGGGGTCGAACCCTGTCATGTCTGTCTCTCATCTCTGTTTCTTTGTCAAGGTTAACCGATCCAACCCGACCTATAGTAAATTACCATGGACGCGTCGGACGTGGCGTCGCCTTCGTCTGTGAACTGTATCGGGTTGTCGCCTGAAGAAAGCGTCAACCAATCTGTAAGAGTGTCGATCTTTACGCGGGCGCCGATCGTCTCGCCGTTCAGCGCGACCTCGTGAGTGTACGTGTCGATCTCAAGAACGTCGGCATCTCGCGACACCGTGCCTGTAGCCGCCGTGTTTGACACCGTCTGTGTCGTCGTGTTTGTGTAGCTGATGTTGTAGACGCCGGCGCCGGAGTTTGCTCCAGTGACCAAAACTACTCCATCGTAAGGAGCTCCCATGTCGGAGACGGTGACGTAGTCACCCTCTACTATCGTATGCGCCGCGCTAAGCGTCAGTGTTATGACGTAGTTTACGATCTGCTTATACGTGACTGTCGCCGTTTCACTGGTCCGCAGAGGCTCGACTATTGTCAGGACCTGAGTGTTCGCGCTGTTTGTTATCGTCGCCGGGCCAACGATAGGGCCGGTAACCTCGATGAACAGGGGCACCTCGGTGTTTCCGACGTTCTCGATCGTCGTCGCACCTGTTGCCAGCGTAGACGAGTTTGCGCACGCTAGGTTGACGATATCGTAGCCATCTGGGTCCGAGTCGTTCCACGAGTACTTGATCGGATCAGCGGCACGAAGTCCGATCGAGAAGTCGGTTCTTCCGCGCGCGTTTACGGTTTGAATGCTTGGCTTACCGCTTAGGCGAACGAAGGCAGCGCGTGTTGGAGATTCCTTGGTCTTCAGCCACGCGCCCGATCTAACAAGACTGGTAGCGTCTATCAGTTCAGCTCTTGCCGCCGGCATTAGATCAGGCCCAGGTGTAAGAAATGACCCTGTGAGAGTGATCTGGCGTGCCGCCCAGCGGCCTGAAGCGTCGAACGAGCCGTCTCCCCAACCGCGTGGGATGTCGGGAATCTCAGGGTCTGGGTGCTCCCACCAACCCTGGATATCTGTGCACACCCAAAGAACGTTGTTTTCGTCGAGCCTGTTTAGTACAAAATCTCCAAGTAGCACGTCTTCTCGGAGCTTCATTCCAGTAA